GGTCCTCCAGAAGGCCCTGCATTTCCTGGGCGTTGGCGCCGCGCTGTAGGGCAGCGGCGATCGCGTCCATGGTTTCGGTCACGGCAGCGCGAGCCTCGGGGGCCGACCCGTCCGACGGCGCGTTGGTGGCTCCACCTGCGCTGTTGGGCTTTACGTCGTTCCCCGTCGCTGCTCCGCTCGACCGCGGGGCATTTCCTGGCGCCACCTGGCCGATTACGCCGGCGACGATCTGGCCAAACTCGTTGAGGGCTTGCTGTACGTTCGTAAGGCGCTGCTCCTGGGTCAACTCGCCGGGCTCGGCCTGCACGTTGGCCACAACGATGTCGAGGAACGTGTAGCCGGCCGCGTAGATGACCTCCAGCAGCTTCTTCTCGTTCATCTCCGCCATCAGGTCGGCGTTGGGGTCCATACCCCAGCGGTCGCGTAGCTCGGCGCCGAAATCGGCGTCCGGCATGAGAAGGCGATGATCGGGGGCGCTAGAGTCCGCCCGTAGGTTCTCGCCCGCCCATGTCACGAAGTCTCCGATGGTCTTGCCGGCGCCGGTGAGCGCCTTGACGGCGTCGGTGACAGCGGCCAGCTTCTCGGCCCTGACGCGCCGGCCCTCGCGGGTCTCTGGCGCCGGATCTGCCGTCGGCGCTGGGGCTGGCGAGCCCACGCTGTCGGGATCGCTCACGACGGCCCTGATGGCGTCGGCGAAGTCGGCCTCGCCGGTAGCGCGTAGGAGCGCGCCGCCCAGCGCCACGTCGCCGGCGAAGGCCTGGACGGCCCCGGCCAGCGTCGGCAGGGTAATGGTGCCGTCGCCCAGGCGGTGCTGGAGGAACGCGCGGGCGTTCGCCACATCGGCGTCGGTCCGGCCTAGAAGGGCGGCAGCGGCTAGCTCCTCGACCTCCTCCATGGCCTCGGCCCAATGCCGTAGGCTGCTTTCCTGGCGCTGCCACGGCGGCGTCCGCTTCATCTGGTCATAGTGAACGCCCAGGTGGGTCTGGGCCTTCTCGTTGTCGCCGGTCTGGAAGCCGGCCACGCCCCCGCGCGCGCCCATGGTGACGTTGCCGGCAGCCATGACGCCGCGCTGGTGAGTGATGAGCTTGCTGTCGGTCACGACGTGGTGGGGTAGGGCCATGCCCGTCTTGTTGTCCGGGTTGTCGCTGTCGTAGATAGCGAAGCCCTGGCGAGCCTTCTTGGCGTCGAACGCGGTGTCGGTCGTGGCCCAATCCCAGATCCCGCTCCTGGCCGCGGCAGCATCCCAGGCTTCGGCCGGATCGTTCAGGGGCGGCTTGTGGGTCGGAACCATGGCGCGGATGTAGGGCTCCAGGTCCTGCCAGGTCTGGCCGTCGGCGCTTACCTCCAGGGCGAGATCGCCGTCGGCGCCGACTGCGTACATCCGGTACTGAAGGCCATCGTCCTCTACCGTTGGCGCCTCGGCCGAGCGGGTTGCCTGGTCTAGCCGGCCAGCGAGGTCCTCGCCCACGATAGAGGCGGCGTCCTCGCGCCGTAGCTCCCGCCGCGACTTCTTGCCCTGCGTGCTGCTCCGCATGTTGGCCTCCTCTACGCCGAAGTCGGCCCGCGAGTTCCCAGGCCGGACGGTTAGGGCGATGTGATCCATGCGGCCGCGCGTATACCCTAGCACGCCGCAGTCCTCGACAATGTGGGCCTCCGGGTAGAAGGCCTGGCTGGTGCAGATGCTCCGGTGCGCCGGTAGGAGGTCCACCTCCTTAAAAGCCGACGCCCATGCGGCCTCGACCAGCTCGCGCTGTAGGGCCGTAGGCGGCTCCGCCAGGAAGATGCCCTCGGCCTTGACGACCCGGCCATCGCGATAGAGGCGCGTGGTCTCGCCGATCTGGCTCTCGCGGCCGAAGTGGGCCACGCCTAGCCAGGGCATGCCCGCGGCGCCGGCGGCGGCGCGCGCGCAGACATCGTCCTGAAAGTCGGTCGTCATACGCGTGGCGTAGCAGTCGACCCCATCGTCCATGACGGTAGCGCGCCAATGGCGCTGGCCATCGCCGGACCGCCAGACCTTGGTAAGGTGCCCGGCGGCCTCAAACCCCGACCGCTTAGTCCAGTTGCCGTCGGCGTCCTTCTGGTACTGTTTCTTGACGGCGGCCCACGCTACCGCGAAGGCGTAGCCCTCCTGGGTCTGATCCGTCTTGCCGGAGTCCCAGGACTCATACGCGCTGTTGAAGGCAGCAACCCAGATCGCCTTGGCGTGGTCCGGTAGCGCCTTGACGCCAGCGGGCAGGGAATCGTCGCCGGGGCCGGTGTAGGGGCGCGTCTCGAGCATCTCACCGTAATGGTCGACGCGGCGAAGCCTGGGGGATTAGGCAGGATGGTCGGTTAGGGCGCGGATTAGCCGGCCCACGCAGGCCGTAGCGAAGGCTCGGCGAACAAAGCCGGCGCGGCCGCCTCTCGCGAGGGCTTGGAAGATCGCTACCCACGTGCCGGTACAGAGGTAGCAAGTCAGGAGGTCGCACCACGGGGCCGGCAGCGCCAGGGCGGCTAGGTCGCGGACCGGCTCGAACAGGTCGCTATCAACCACGATCGCCGTCACCTGGGCGTTGACCAGCCCATCGACGGCCAGGTCCGCTAGCTGAAGATCATCGGGGCGGCCCATCCGTGGACCTCCGAAGCATGCCGGCGCATCAGGCGTTCGCGCGCCATCTCCGCGCTCTCAGCGCAGACCGAGACCGGGCCGGAGTTATAGACGGGCTCGCAGGCCGTACAGATAAGGGTCAGGACGTAGGCGCCGGCGGCGCCGATGTTGGCCACGCCGCAGACGTGGGGAGCGTCGTGGGTGATGGTGGCCATCGCCTGCCGGTAGGCCAGCGGCAGGGGGAAAAGCGGCTCCTCGCCCCTGGCGAGGGCGGCCATCATCAGACGGCGGCCGAAGGGCCGGCCGCCTACCACCACCCTAGCAGCCGTCCTAAGCGCGACAGCACGAGAATGGCCGCGCACGTTCCCCGCATGATTCGTTGGTTCCAAGGGTTCCACCACTAGTCCCTCACCATTACCAGAGCCAGTGTTGCGTACCCGCCCAATAGCACAGCAGGGCAAAAGGAACGCCTGTGACTACCTGTATGGTTATGTGTTCTAGCCGGGTGAGGGGGCATGGTTTCCCAAGTAGATAGTTCACAATTACGCTCATCTTCATCCTCTGAGCACCGGGGTCCAGGATGGCCTATGATGCGGGCTTCTTTGGCCGATGATAGCCGCTGCGGCTAGTAGGTGTCAACCGTGGCCGGTTAGCCGGTGAAGTAGTCCGGCGCGCCGGCTACGGCCGCTAGCTGGTCGAGGTCGAAGGTGATCCAACAGAGGCAATTGGGGTGCCCAGGGGGGCCGTCACATTCGCCCCAGACATTCTCGAAGGACTCGTTAGGACCGATCGGCCCCATCCCAGCGTTATCATCACAGACATCGCAGGCGTCTGGTAGAGCCTTCCACACGCGCCTGGTCAGTCCTACCGATTGGTTCTGGATGATGGCCCCCTGGGTCTGCGCCCAGTTGATCTCGGTGTTAGTAATCGAGAGGGCGCGGCCCCGGAACGTCTCGATGATGCCTCGGCGGACGTCGTCCACCAGCATCTTACGGGCGATCTCCGGTGAGTGGAGGCCGGCCTTCACGCCAGTCATAATCTCCCGCCGGATGAACAGGTCGGTCCCCTTGTCCACGTCCTTAATCAGGCCCAGGGCGCGGCCCTCCAGTTGCCGCAAGGCCATCGGGTCGGTGATCTTGGTGACGGCGGGCACGACGCGGGGCCTGGAAATTTTGCCGGCATTGACCAGGGCTTTCTCGATGGCGTGGGCCTGGTCGACTAGGCCCTCGGCATAGGCTAGCTGGAGCGTAGCGGCGATGCGCTCGGCGATGTTGGGCGCCCGCCACCACGACTCATGGGAGAGGAGGTCCTCGATCGCCTTCTCGGCAGGGCTGGGCTCCAGCGCCCGATGGGCCGTGGCGCCCTCTCCTATGCCGCCCGCCTTCTCCGCGGCGGCCAGGCCGGCGGCCAGGAGAGTCTCGATGCGCGCGCGCGTAATGGTGCCGGCGATCTTGGCGATCCACGGCCCGACGATCTTTCCTAGACTCTGGGCAGACGGGCTAGTAATGGGGCGGGCTCGGGCCGGCTCGCTCTGCTGGCCCTGCCTTAGCAGGGCGTCGCCAAAAGGGCGATGGCGCCCCTGTTGGCCCTGGTCGCCCTTCTGATCGCCGCTCGTGGTCACGGTCTCGTCGCCGGTCGGGGGCTCGGGCGCGGCAGGCGGCGCGGGTGCGCTGCCAGCGTCGACCGTGATCAGCCCCTCCGCTACCGCCTGGTCAAGCGCCACCTGGGGGTCGATGATGAAGGCCATGGTGAGGGTCGATAGGCGCTCGGCCGCCATCTTCTTCGCGGTCTCGCGCCGTAGTTTATCCTCCAGCTCCACGTCTTCCCACTTAAAGTTGACCTTGTCGGGCAGCACGTCATTGTCGAAGCGCTGCTTGATGCGCCGTAGGACGTGGGCAAGGCCCTGGCGCTTCGATAGCTCGATGATCTTGGTGGCGCCGGCCAGGCGCAGTTCCTGGCCGTACAGGCCGAGGTCGCCCACGTTCATGCCGAAGGCGGCGCAGACGATCTCGCAGTACCGCTTGACCAGTTCGGGTAGCTGGGCCTCGGTTGCGGTAGATCCGAACGAGATGAATTGGGCCGCCTCGCCCTTCTCACGGCCGTAGAGGATCGGCACCTTCAGCGCGTCCACGCCGGCCATCATGGTCTTCCAACCCTCTAGCCAGTCGCGGGCCTCCTCCTCGGTCCAGCCGATTACGTCGAGGACGCCGGGCGGCGGGCTATCCGTCAGGAGGGTCTGCCAGAAGCGGTCCGAGCGAAGCAAGCCCTGGATGGCCGGCAGGCAGTCCATCACCGGCGTACGGGTCCAGCCGTACATCCGCACGTCGGTTTGGGGCTGCCACATGACGCGGGACACGTCGTTCGGCGCGAACAGGGCTACGTCTAGGGGCCCGGACCACGGCGTCACCTGGGCGAAGGGGTAGTTAGAGTCATTGGTGGGCTGCATGAGCCCGGCGTCCAGGTGGGCAACCCAGGCGATCGTACCATCGCGGTAGGCCCCATTTTCCCAGGCGCCGCCGAAGGGAACCGTCAGGCAGTCCTCCACGACGCGGGCGATCATGGTGTCGAAGCCGGTGCCGTTGTCGGCGCCGTTCAGTACCTTGGTGAAGTAGTCGACTAGGCCATCGTCCTCGCTCTCGATGGTCCACTCCAGGCCGGTGATCTGCATCACCAGGGTCTGGATACAGGACCGGACGACGGGCGCGGCCGCCACGACCCGGCGCCATGCTGCCGCTGTCAGGCCCATGGGGTCCAAGAAAAGCGCCGGCTGGCGCACTATGAAGGCGGGTTCGCGTACTCCCTTGGGCTTAGGTTCGGCGCCGTGTTGCTTTGCGCGGTCGGCCAGGTCGGTGCTCACCATCGGGCGGCTCCTTCATCGCGGGCGGCGCGGCACCCGCCTGCCTAAATGGTCGACGGCGTACGGGCGGGCCGGCCGGCATCTCCATGTCGACCACGTGCCAGCGGCCACTGGCGTAGATGATGTCGAGCTCGCGGCCCAGGTCCGCTAGGATGTCGCGGCGGCCGCTGACGCGGGCCGCCTGGGGCTCATAGTCGAATGCTAGCCGGACCGGCTCGGCGTGTCGATAGCAGACCCAGCCGTCCAGGCGGAAGGCCATCGGGCGCTGGCAGAGCCGGCAGTCCGGCGGCCGGACCCTAACGCGGCCGTAGAGCTGGTCGGGTGTTAGGCTCAGGAGCTCCGGCGCCGTCCTCAGTAGGTAGAGGACCAGGGGATTCTTGAGGCCGTAGGCGCCGAAGACGCTGGCGCCGGCGTCCGGCTCCCAATTCCGCATGGGGTCGTCGCGCCGGCCGCGAATCACCATAGCCCCGGCCGGTCTCCGTTGCGCCGGGCCCCGCTCCGAACGGGTGCCTGGCGGATAACGGCCTGCGTCCTATGGGTAGCCTCGCCGAGATTCTGCAGGCTAGCGGCGACCTTCTCGGCAGCCCGCGCCATCCGGCGGAGCTGGCGGATGGTCCGCCGGCGCTCACGCCAAGTCCGTAGGCGGCCCAGCAACCAACCTAGCCCCACGGTAGCTCCCTCCGCGCCCACAGGGCGTCCGGTATCCGGCCCTGGCGCCCAGGGTAGCGGCCGGCGTCCTGTTTGACGTAGACCGGCACGCGGGCCTCGTCGCATTGGGCCACAACGTCCGCGATCCACTCGCTCGGGTAGAGAACCGGGCCCACGGCATCGGCCATCTCGAGCTCGGCTAGGAAGCCCTCAAGGTCTACGTCGGCCGTTACCTGGGCGATTAGGCCCAGCTTGGTCTGCACCTGGCGGATGTCTAGGGTCTCCATTTCGCCGCTTCCTCTCGTGTTCGAGATTCGCCTGCATATTAGCAGCGTCGATGGGGTTAACGCCAAAGTCGTGCTCGTCGGCTAGCGTGGCCCGCCCGCACCATGGGCAGAACTCCAGCATGATCCAGCCCTTCCAATGGCAGGCAAGGCAGATGATCATATTATCCGAACAGCGTCGGCTGCTCGACGCCGGCGCGCTGGGCCTCCACGATGCGCCGGACGCCGGCGTCGCCGACCGATAGCCGGGTGATGGCCTGCTTCACGTAGTCCTGGCTGGCATCCAGGCCGATGCACCGACGTCCTAGCTTCACCGCCGCCATGGCCGTCGTGCCCGTGCCCATGAACGGGTCGAGGACCAGGCCGGGCTCGTACTGGCTAGGCGGTGCCGCTGGCACGACTACACGCCCCAGCCACCTGCACTCGATCCACGCCTCTAGGAGTTCAGGCGGGATGGGCCGAGCACCGCTCTTGTCCGTTCTCAGGTAGTGTGCGAAGGCGGGGCCAGCCTCAGCATCCATGTCTGCGCGGTTGGGTGAGTCGCGGCAGTCGCCCAGGTAGAGACGGACCCCGTCCTGGTCATAGGCCGGCGTCGGTAGACCCGTCACGGCGGCCCCAGCGCCCGTAGGCCCTTAAAGCTCAAGTCGTACTCCGTTGGCGGTCCTCGGCGCCGCTCGGCCGCGATGATCAGGCCATCATCGCTGGTCATTGGCCTGGTGCCCGCTCCGGGGGCGCGGCCCTCCCCGGTCCTCCAATATCGATTAGCCGGCGATCGCGTACGACGTTAGGTATGCTACTTACACTAAGCGGGCTCAATACCAGCGCCGGTGCCGCAGAGGCCCCCGCGTTACCTAACGCATGCCCCAAGCTGCCCCTGTCGACCGGCGCCGGCGCCATGGGGCAAGACTAGCCGATACGACTACCCGATGTCAAAGGGGCGTTATTGCGGCGGGTACGGGTTAGCGCAGGTGCTTCCCATCCGGCCACAGACGTACTGGAGGTCGAAGATGTCGATGTCCTCGTCGCCGCCGGGAGGCTCCAGGTCATAGGTGCGGCTATAGCACAGCCGCCCCCACACGCACCCGAAGCGCGGGGCGATGATCTGCCAGTCTAGGATGTCGACCGCACAGTCGCCGTTTAGGTCGCCCTGTAGGTGCCGGATGGGCGTGGGCGTTGACGTAGGCAGCGGCATAGGCGTGGCCGTTGGCATAGGCGTAACCGTTGCCGAAGGCGTAGCCGTCGGCTGTGCTGTTGCCGTCGGCGTTGACGTGGGGGTTGCCGCAGGCGATGGCGTAGGCGACAGCGATGGCGTCGGCGGGGGCGGCGGCGAGGGCGTTGTCGTTGTCGATGGCGTCGCCGTCGTCGTGGCCGATGGCGTCGGGGTCCGGCACAGCCGGAGCTGGGGATACCAGCGGCAGATAGGCGGGGGCCTGGGCGCCGGCCTGGCGCCGGCGGGGGCGGTAGCCGCCACTACCGCCACAGCCGCCAGCACCAAGAGTAAGGAGGACCGGAATGTAGGCGATAGCATCGCCCGTAGATACTAGCCGGTACGGCTATCTTTTGTCAAGCCCACAGTGGACGCGCGCCGCACCAGGAGCAAGTCTCATCGCCAGACCCCCCGACGATCTCACCCCGGCAGACCTCGTGGGTAATCAGGAACTCTCGCGAGCCGCCATTCATAACGGCAACGGGGCTGGGCTTCAGAATTAGCCTGACGCAGATGATCCCCGTGGCACCGGGGGGTGGCCTGCCATGCCTAGGGTAGATAGGATTGCCCCACTCGTCATTCACCTTGGGCGAGACTAGCCGCATGCCCGCATGATAGGCGCTACGGCTAGGGGCGATCAACCCCTAGCCCACGAAGGCGATGCGTCCGCCATGCTTCAGCGCGTGGTAGACGGCGCCGGCGACCGCGTCGACCACATCCTTCGAGTTGTGCACGAAGACGCCAGCGGAGAGGGCAAAGTTGGAGGTGCCCTCGACGGTGAGATCGTAAACGGAGGCGCGGCCAGCGGCAGTTATCCTAACGACCCGATGATTGGGGCCAATGCGCCGGGCGGCCAGCAACTTTGGCATATTGGCAAGGATCGTCTCCCTAGACTTCTGACGACCCCCTTCCGACCGGGCATAAGCCGCCGCCCCTAGGCGGACCTTCAGGTTGTATCCCGGATCGGTCTTGTGGCGCAGCGTAGTGTGGTACCGTGCGTGCTCGGCCTCGGTCCATATGTCAACATTGGCCGGATCGTTATTCATCCCATCGTTGTCTAGGTGGTGGTAAAGCATCCCAACTGGCTTGGGACCATATTTCCATTGGCCGACGAGGTCGTGAACCATCCGGCGGCCATTAACGGGGCACGTAATCCGTACATACCCCTGCCAGCCGCCTTCCATGACGACAGCGCGGTAGAGAGGCGCAAGGCGATCCGCCGGAAGCAGCGCACGGGCTTCCTTGTATTGGCCGTCCAGGAGGCGGAAGCGATGGTCGGGCGTACAGCGAACCGTATCGAACCTGTCCAAGGTCAACTCGATGATCTCTGCGTCCGGCGAGGTGAGTCGGGCCGAGTGTGCAACGCCGACCGTGATTCCGTCTTCTCCCATCGTAAAGACGTAATAGGGACCTGGGCCGCGCGCCGCCAATTCTGCGATGGTTGGATTGCTGCCATCGAGCAGTGCGATCCTGGTATCCCCAGTAAAGCAGCCCCCCTTGGGATGGTCGACCTTCTTGCCGTGTACGAGCATGAGGCGCTTGCCTTCGGCGATGAGGACGGCATGGGCGTAGTACGCCAGGCGGTCGGTGTTGATGAGCTCCTGAAGCGTGTCGTGGCCCTCGGTGTTCCGGTCTAGCGAGAACTCCGCCACCTTGTAGCCCTCGCGCTTCAAGAGCTGCCGGCTATCGAGGCTCTGCCAGCCGTCGTAGCTGACCAGGCCGCCCTTGATTTTGAAGCCCCGATCCTGCCAATCACGGATCATCTGGCGTACGGTCTCGAAGGAGACCTCGCCCTTCATCTCCCGCCGGCGGCCGGGGACGAGCTGGTGGATCATGTCGACCACCACCGCGCGGGCGCGCGGATTCTCGACTAGCTGGCCGTCCTGCATGATGGTCTTGTAGTACGGGCAGCCAGCGACTGGCGCGTGGGCCATGGAGAGCCCGCACGCGTCGCGCTTGGCGCCCAGGTCGATGTGGACGTAGCGGCGGGAGTCGCAGCACGGCAGCCACCAATCGGCGAGCTGCTCGTTCTCGTCGTACGGATGCCGCAGGTCTGGGTCGGCCTGGCGATCCCATCGGCTCGGGTCAGGGTAGTAACCCTCGGCGGCTAGCGGCGGCCGGGCCCCGAAGTCGCGCCAGAACGCCATAGGATTCGCGTCGCGATGGAAGGCTTCGGCCAGGGCGTCCTCGCTCAGGTTTAGGTTGGCTTCCCAGGTGGCGAGCTGGAGGCCCATCATATCGGGATTGATCTGCCGGCCGTCCTGGTCGACGGCAGTAGCCTCCTCCAACAGCCTCATGCTCTTGTCGCCTTCCCACTCCGGCGACGTGAGGACCAGGACCTTCCCATGCTCAGGGAAGGTCGCGGTCGTAGCAGACATCTTGTCGTAGACCTCGTCGGCGTTGTCGCGGCCCTCCGTGTCTTTCATGCGGGCCAGCTCGTCAAGGATCACGAGGAAGGATGTCGAGCCCACCTGGGTCGACGCCTTGGAGTGGCCGCACCGGATCAGGATGTTCTTGGGCAGGCGGATCTCCAGGCTCACGACCTCCGCCTGGGCGCGCAGGGCTTGAAACCAGGCGCCGCCGGTCTCCAGCCGGTCAACGATGTGCTTAAAGACGTTGCGCTTGGCCTGGTCCTGGGATGTTGCCATGGTGACGATCTGGATTTCCTGGCCCGGCGCCAGGCCGTAGTAGCGCTGCGGGTCGGCCAGCGAGAGGAGCTGATAAGCGGCGTACCAGGCGACGACGCTACCCACCACGCCCTTGCCCGAGCGCATCCCGCAGACCAGGACCAGCACGCGGTAGAGTGACCGCGGCGACATGAAATCGCGTAGTACCCGCTCCTGCATCGGGTAGGACTCCGCCAGGGTCGGCAGGTTACAGAACTCCGGCGAGATCCCGAACGTGACGGCGTCCACGATCCCGCCGCCGGCGCCAGGCGGTAGGAGAAGGGGCGCCTGTTGAGCCTGTCGAACCGGACCCGCTGTTAACATGTCGACCATTTCGGCCGGCAGGCCCAGGGCCAGGAGCTGCTGTTGGAAGTTGATGTTGAAGGCCGGCCGGTCTACGGGTACGCCTCTGGCCCGCGCGATGTCGTCTGCCGTCACGCTGGCCACCTGGAGGAACTTGGCGCGATCCCTGGGGGCTAGCGCCGGCGACTCTGCCATCGCCATAGCGTTGCTCAGAAGCACCCGCTTCAGGGCGATGTAGTCGACCAGCGCGCGGGCGCCGGGCGCGGCCGAGCCAAGGTCTGAGAGTTCGTCAACGGCGCGGGCCCGGATCACGTCCAGGTCGTCCCGTATGGTTTGGGCCGGGTTAGCCTGATCGTCGATCAGGTGGGCCGCGCTGGCTTGTAGGGTAGCGAGAATGGTGGGGATCGTGGCACCGATGAGGTCCAGGCGCCGGACGTGTTCGCGGCGCTGGCCTATGAGATCGGCCGGTAGCCGGGTGAGGGTAGATTTCCGCGCCACGCCAGAGTCAGTCTGCTGCCCCAGGAGTTGGCGTCGCGCACGGGTGCGTACACGCGCCGTTCGGTGCTGAGTCTGCGAATGACAGGCTATCCACGCTGCGCCTCCCGGCCTGTGAACTGCTCCCAGCGCTTCACGGCTACATCCACATAGCGGGGCTCGATCTCCATGCCGTAGCACCGCCGCCCCAGGCGCTCGCAGGCGATCATGGTAGTGCCGGAGCCGAGGAAGGGATCAAGGGCAATGCCGCCCGCTTTCGTGTGATTGCGAAGTGGTATCTCAAATAGGGTTACAGGCTTCACGGTCGGATGACCTACCGCTCCCCGCTTCTCTCCCCAGGCGATCGACCAGACCGTTGACTGATTGCGTTCCCCGTAGAACGGTGGCCGGTATCCTTGACGCCAGCCAAAGAAGCAAAGTTCATGTTGCCAATGATAATCGCCGCGACCGAAGATGAACTGTTCCTTGACCCAGATTATTTGTCTATGAATGATTAGGTCAGCAGCAGCAGCAGCAGCAGCAGCAAAGTAGCCCTGCGTCAGCATCGGATGCCAGAGATACCAGGCACAGTCGAGGTTCAGATAGGGAATAGCAGAGCGAAAGGCGCTTTCCAGAAAAGCTTGCATCTCCCGCCCTTCCAAGTCATCCTTGGTGATGGCCTCAATTTTGTCCCGTTGGGCCGTGAATCCGATATTGCCAGCATCGCAGCCATAGGGCGGGTCAGTAGCGAACAGGGCTGCCCGCTCCCCCGCCATCAGCCTGTCGACATCCTCCGCCTTCGTCGCGTCCCCGCACAGGAGGCGGTGCTCTCCGCACAGCCAGAGGTCGCCCAGCTTCGAGACGGGCTCCGGCATCTCCGGCACGGCGTCGGGGTCGGTCAGGCCCGGCTTCGGGCCAGCGTAAAGCTGTAACTCCCCCTCCGTGAAGCCCGTCAGGGTCAGGTCGGCGCCCTGTAGGCGGAGCTGCTGCTGGACAATCGACAGGGTCGGCTCATCCCAGCGGCCCATGATTCGGTTCAGGGCCTGAGCCAGGAGCGCGGCGTCCATGCCGGAGATCTCCACGTCCACGACCGGCACCTGGGCCAGCCCGAGCTCGATGGCGGCGGCGATCCGCTGGTGGCCGCCGATTACCTGGCCGTCTTCGCGACGCACGATGATGGGGTCGACCACGCCCCAGGTAGCCAGCGAGCGCTTCAGCGCCGCCATCTCCTCTGGGGGCATCCACCTGGGGTTTTGCTCGTTCAGCGTCAGCGTGCGGGGGTCGGCGTAGCGGATTTCGAGCGGCTCGCGCTGCCCTACCGGAGGTCTCGTCGCCTTTCTTCCCATCGTGTCAACTCCCTCGTGGTGCTCCAGTGGCCGTGGGCCGGTAGTTCGACTAGCTCTACGGCCAGAGCGGTCGCCGCGTCGAGCTCCGCCTGCGGGGCGCCGGCGCGGTGCATGTAGAGATCCGGCTTGATGGCGGCTAGGACCGTCGCCAGGGCCTGGCCCTCGCCCAGCGACACGACGCCGAAGACCCGGCGGATGGAGGCCACCATGAAGGCCCGCTCGGCCCAGGACCGGAGCGGCCGATCGCGCCCCTTTAGTGCATGCACCTGGCCATCGGTATCGATCGCCACGACCAGCACGTCGCATCGGCTAGCGGCGTCTTGGATCATGAGGACGTGGCCAGGGTGCAGGACATCGAAGCAGCCGTTAATCAGGGCGATGCGCCGGCGGGGCGGGTGTTGGCGGAGGGCTTGGCAGCGCGCCGCCAGGTCGGCTAGGGGCTCGGCGTTCCAGACGGCCACCATGGCGCCATCTCCTCGCTCGTGACGGCCTCATTATAGCCCGACTTGCGGACCCGCAGCGCGGCCGCCCGACTGGCGATCTCGGCCGCGCCTTCCAACTGGCCCCTGTTGGCTAGAAGCGAGGGCCGGCCGGCGACTAGGGCGGCCAGGGTAGCGGTAAAGATGTCGCCGGCGCCGCTGGTGTTCAGGACCGGCCCCTCCAGTTGTACCGCCGGCCGGGGAGAGATCCAGCGGGGGCCGACTAGGATGTGGCCGGCGGCGCCGCGCGTCAGGATAAGGCGAAAGGCGCCCGACCGCTCCAGGGCGGCCCGAACCTCGGTCGGGTTCGGGCTCTCGCCCAGGCCGGCGTCGCTGATGTGCATCTTGAGTAGGTCGACGCCCCACCAGCCCTCGAGGCTAGAGCGGGCATCGACCAGGAGCGGGCATTCGCCGCGCGGTAGGCCGGCTAGGACCACTGCCGCGCCCGGTGCCGGGCCAGCCCTTCCCTGATAGTCAACGTAGACGGCGGCCGAGAACGTCCGCCGCGCTATCTCGACGGCCGCGCGGGCCATCGTCTCCGAAGCTGGCGCGGCCCACACGCCGTCAAGCCGGAAGACCTCGCGGGGCGGCACGCCAGCCAAGACGCGCACCTTGGGCTGATGGCCGGTAGGCACTAGCACGGCATCGACGCCGTAGGCCCGAAGCTGGCGCGCCACGTTGCCGGCGCCGCCCTCCGCCTCTCCGGCCGGCACCATCGCATCCTCCTCCAACGAGAAAACGGGTAACGGCGCCTCGCGCGACAAACGCGAGGCCGCTACCCGGAGGAATACGTCAGTACAGATGTCGCCGATCACTAGGATCGGCGATCGGGGTGCCCAGGGCGGACGGTCAGCCGCCGCGCCGCCGCTTTGGCTCACGCGGCCGCCCTAGGCGCCACCTTCGACAGTCGGGCCTGCCTGGCGCGCCGGTGATACATGCAGCGCAGGCGCTGAAGCGCCAGGTAGAGCATTTGGGGGTGCCGGATGTTCTGCGCGTTGCGCTCCCACCGGCTGACGGCCTGTCCTGTGACGCCCAGGTCACGGACCAGGTCGGCTTGGGTTAGACCAAACTCCGAGCGGAAGGCCCGGAGCATCGCCGGCGTTGCGCGCGGTATTGGCGGGCGGGGCCGCAGGCTGGTCGGTACGTTCTCGGTCTCCATCGGTTAGCCTCCGTCGGCGATCCTAACGCTACGGCTAGCCGCGTGTCAAGACTCCGTCCGCTAGTATAGGCGCGTTAGCGGTTCTTTTTCGGCTGGCCAGCCGACGTAGACTGGTCCAGACCCTCCGTCCGCCGTCGGCGGCGGGCCGGCTGACGGCGAAGTATAGGCGGCGCGTCGTCAGACGCACGGTCCCGACCGCGCCGCAGTCGCAGGCGTAGTGGGCTAGCTTCGGGTCCGCCGCCAGCCGCCGAGCCACCGCGTTGTTGCCGTCCCACGTCGGACTGATGGGGCTGGCCGGCGCCCACCTATGCCGGTGCCTCCATCCCCTCACCCTTTCGGCTCGTCATGGCCTGCCGGCCCTCTGGGCCAACCACCCCAGAGCAGTCCGAATCCCGCGATCATCGTCATGATGACATTGTTCGGTTCGACATGATTGCCAGCGAGCCGGAGGCCGCACTCTGCCCACAGGCTCAGGGCAAGCACGATAAGGGAGATCTTCGTCCAGAGCATCTTCTCATCCTTCGGCAATAATATACTTGACACAGTAGCCAGTCTGTGCTACGCTCTTGGTGTAGCTAGGAGCCAAGAGTATGAACACCGAACCGCAGACCTTCCTCGAAGCCATCCGGTACTTCTCTGACCCCGACGTGTGCTTGGACTTCATGGCACGCCTTCGCTGGCCGAACGGCGAAGCCACCTGCCCGACATGCGGGCGCACCGATGTCCGGTTCATCTCGACGCGGCGCATTTGGGAGTGCAAGGCCGAGCACCCCAAGCGGCAATTCTCCATCAAGGTCGGCACCATCTTCGAGGACAGCCCCATCGGGCTCGACAAGTGGCTCGCGGCCATCTGGATGATCGCCAATGACAAGAACGGTGTTAGCTCCTATGAAGTGCATCGGGCTCTCGGTGTGACTCAGAAGACCGCTTGGTTCATGCTTCACCGTATCCGGCTCGCCATGCAGTCGGACGGCTTCGGCATGATCAACGGGCCGGTTGAGGCCGATGAAACCTTCATCGGCGGCAAGTCCGCGAACATGCACAAGGAAAAGCGACAGCGGAAGATCAAGTCCACGGGGCCAGCCGGAAAGACCGTCGTATTCGGGCTGCTCGAACGTCACGGGCCGGACGGCTATAGCCTGGTTCGGGCGAAGGTGGTTCCCAACAACCGCCGTCGGGTGCTGCTTCCCGAAATCAAGCGCCACGTTAGGGCTGGCGTTCAGGTCTTCACTGACGAGCACCCGTCTTACCGGATGGTCAAGTACGAATACGCCCATGAGGTCATTGACCACGCCGAGACCTATGTCAGGGGCCAGGTGCACACCAACGGCCTCGAAAACTTCTGGAGTCTCTTGAAGCGGGCCATCAGGGGCACGTACGTCAATGTCGAGCCGTTCCACCTGTTCCGTTATCTCGACGAAGAAGTCTTCCGCTTCAACAGTCGCAGAGGCAACGATGGTGAGCGCTTCCGCAGCGTCTCTAGGGCTGTTGTTGGCAAGCGGCTGACCTACAGCCAGTTGATTGGAGCCACCACGACGCAAGCGTAAGGCGGGAAGGTTGAAGCATGGCGAAAGACAGCCAGCAACCGAAGACGGAGACGGCCTTCCAGAGATTCGAGCGGTTGGCCAAGAAGATAGTGAACGTCCCGAAGGACCGGCTGGCCAAGCGACGCGATAAGCCACAGCAGTAGTCCTCAGTTCTCTTGCTTGAAGCTGCGGTAGTCGATGATAACGCCATGCGGTCGTAGCCTCTCCGGCAGCGGCGGTGGCGGCGGGCGCTTCCTGGGACGAGCTGGCTTGCCGTAGGAAATCGACCAAAGATTGAACAAGGTCGAGCACGCGGCAACTTCATCCTCGTCTAGGACTGACCAATAGAGAGGTGCTTCGAGGATGTCCATATACGTTCGTCGCTGGCAGAACCGCCTATAGAGAGAATGCACCAAAATGTCGGCAGCCTGTAGTGGAACGAAGCGGTGCCTATCCACAAAGTCGATGCTATCTAATGGGACAGCGGCCTGACCGACGGGACTTTTCAGTGCACGGCGAAGTCTACCTTCAGCAAGCCCTTCTCCGGGAGCCCCAGCGTCAAAGAACAATGCCAAGCGGCCGTCTGGATAATTCGCCCGCAAGATGAGGCCCACATCCAGTGTGCAGAAGACAGTGGCCAAAGCATAGGCGTAGGTCGACTGCTTCCTGAGATCAGGCCCAACAAACGCATCTAGGCCCGCACGGGGAACGGCGATGCCGACGCCCCATTCGGCGGCCTCATTCACTATCTGCGCAAGCCTCCGAAATCGAGCCTCGCCGCTTCGACCTCGCCAGTCCTCGGTATCAAAAGGCGGCTGCCTCGCAACGAAGTCGGCCATGTGGAAGGATTCGACGCCAAAATCAGCCAGCGCCTCGTTCCATTTGCCCTCGAACTGCTCCCAGCGTTGCGGCCCAGCTAGGTATCCGGCTGCAACGATGCCTTCGGAACCATGGTGGGTTCCGCTTTCGTCGAAATAGCCATCTATCTGCATCGCCATCACAAGGCGCTCAGCAAGCGGAAGTGAGAACGGGAATGCCGACCTTAGCGCGCGGGCGACGTAACTTCCTGTCATACGCCACCCCGCGCCAGACTCAGCATCGCAGCTACGGCGTGCTGAGTCAAGTATATTGTTACCCATCCTTCCTTCGCCCGCCTGACGGCGCCCATGATGGCGAAGACATTGCCGTCGCCGCCGATTAGCTCACACTCTGGCTTGTCCATCAGGACCCCCAATCTTGTCGGCTGTGGTCCGGCTCGGCTATGTGGTCGTCGCGGACCTCCGTGCTCCCGCAGCTTGGGCACCGCGTCGGCGACGGGTACGGGGTGCCTACCCAGCCGCAGCCGGGGCAAGACATCTCATACGAGCCGCCGCCGTTGGCGTGGACGTAGCCGCGGCCCCTCTCGAATCGAATGGGGCCACGGCAGTGCCGGCAGGTCTGCGCTCGAGGTAACAGCAGACTCGCCATCAGTCCCAACTCCTCTCCGCCGGCTCCAGGTAGGCCATGCCGAGCGCCTCGTAGACCTCTTGCTCGGTCTCGCCGGCGACGGGGTCGCCATCGCGGTAGAGCCCGTACCGATTCAGGACCATTCCGCGCCGGCGCGCCATCTGGCGCTGGCGGATGTTAAGGTGCGGGCTTCCGGTAGCGAACATCAGGGCCGCGCCCCAGGACTCGTTAGGGACCAGCCATAGGTCCACCTGGACGCCCTCGACGCGGGCGCTTGTCAGCTTCTTGCCGGCGCGGATGATCTCGCCCATGCCGGCCAGGGCTTCCATCGCGGCCGCGGCGGCCTCGTCGTGGTAGGCCACGGCGACGATGTCGCAGTCGTGGACTAACTCGACTCCCCGGCGGATGGAGCCGCAGATCTCGGCCCGCCGGACGTACGGCCCGATCGCCGCCATGACCTTGTAGCCAGCGGCGGCGGCCTGCCCCCTTGGTACCTTGGTTCCGTTGCTCATGGCCCCTCCATACTAGCCGGTACGGCTAGCCTCGTCAAACTCCGATACCGCTGTTACTGGTGGCCTAGCCTACGGGTCATGGCAGATGGGGGAGAGCTGAGGAACTGGTGATTGCTCACTCTCGCGGGGCCTTCCGCTCGCCGTAGGCCAAGCCATGAGGCGGCGTCGGCCGCAGCCCCGTCGGCTTCCGCCAGTAGATAGTCGCTCTCGGCACAGACGGCGTCGAAGTCCCGGCGCGCCTGCTGATATTCGGCTTCGTGGTCCTCCTGTAGGGCGACGGCGGCCGCGTGAACCGTACCGATTAGCCCCACAACACAGCGTAGGATGATCCTTGCGCTTTTCATGGTGGCGGTCCTCCTTCCCTAGCCGGTAACATACTGGCTAGGTACTCCCGGCCAGTAGGATACCGGCTAGTAATTCGGGGTCGTCATATCCGGCCCTCGCCTCCGCCGGCCGTCTCCCTCTTGAGCCTGCCGGCCACGACCAGGTCGTCCACGAAGTCGCCGATCTGCTCGTTCTGGAAGGGGGTCCAGCGGTTGCTCGTAACCGCGAAGACCTTGTTGTCGGTCAGCCGCGTCACCGCTTTGTATCCGTCGATTACCTCGCCGGCTTCGGTGTGGATCGGCCGCATAGCGACCTCCCAATCGGTCCCTGCCAGCTTCCGCGCTTCGGCGCCGTTCGGCGCCTCCGCTACCGACACCCCCAGGCCGTGCCATGGGGCCTGCCAGTCTACATAGAACATGCTGGCCTTGCCGTCCTTCTTGATCTCCAATTCGTGCGCCATCGCACTTACCTCCTGCCTCATGTGCCCGCCGGCCCAAGAGGGTCGGCGCGCTAGGGGGCAGGAAGCCCCACTAGGCCGGTTTAGCGCTGGGATCGTACGGCCGTACCGCCTCAATCGCTATGTCAAGGTGGCGGCGGGCGATCCGTAGCGCATCCGCCTCGCCCTTTGCCATCTGGACGCGCCCCCGACGGCCGGCGGTGAGTACCGCCGCTATGCCACTGGCGGCACGCGCTAGGCCGTTGTCGATCCGGTCGTACTGGTTTTGTTCCACATCTACCTCCTTCGGCGGTTGTCGACCGCCGGCCCTGGGTCGGGTACTGGAGGCCCGTTCGCAGCCGTAGCTGGTACTAGGTTTCTTTCGCCGGCCCAGGGCCGGAGGCCGTAGCCTCCTACATGGCGCGGCGCGGCGGCCCGAGGCCGCCGTCGGCGTATTCGTTGACGTGGTAGAGCAGGCGCCCGCTGTACCGGCGGACCGTTAGCCGGGCCACGATCCCAGCGTTCTCCATGGCTTTCGCTGTCGCCTCGCGGAACTCCTCGCGCGGCGCCCGCTTGACCATGACCCACTCCTCGCCGCCGATCTTGACCGTGGTGAATGTCTGCATGGCCAGCCCCTATCGAACTATCAGCCCCTTGCACTTCGTGCAACTCTCGGCACCCATGATCTTGATGATGATCGGGTTGCTGCATCTGCATTGTGTCTTCATGATTCGCCCCTCTGTCCTTCTACTCTATGTATCGGCAGTATAGCCGCTACGGCTAGTCCGGGCAACCATCCAAAGGGTGACGATCGGGTGACATTCGCGGAGATCGCCTAAGTGGCGGAATTATCGAGGCAGGACCACCGCCTGACGGCCTCGCGCTGGCCCGTGGCAGGGCAAGGCATAGGGTAAAGGGCGGGGGTCGCCGCCCACTACGGGCCGGCCCCATCAAACGGCCCTACGGGCAACGTGGGCGCTTCACCAACAGGCCGCCCAGCCGCCGGAGCCGGCGGGGTCGACGCCCATCGGCCCAATCCACGTGCCGACGGCGTAGCCCTGCTCCCAGGGGTCGCGGTAGTCGGCGCCAGGGCGGGCGGCCTTAGCCCACGTCTCCGGCGCGAATTGGGTTAGGCCGGCGTGGTGGCCGACCGGGTCCAGATCCCAGCGGGGGTCTTCGCAGGGGATTACGACGTCCACAAAATGCAGGGCCAGCTCGGGAGGGCCGCCGGCGGCGGCATAGCCGGCCAGGAAAGCGTCGCGAATAGTAGGCGGGCCGCCGACGGGGGGCTGAGCAGTCCCCGTCGGCGGCGCCGCCTTTGCCAGCGTAGGGGCCGCCATGGCATGAATTGTAGGGGCCGGCGCCGGAGTACCCCACGTCCTGTTGTTGGCGGGGCGTGGACCTGGGCACATCCGGGCGCCGGCCGTAACCAAAGCCGGTGGGTTGCTGGTGGCTGAGGCCACCGGCGGTGGTTCAATTTGACGATAGGCGCCTCCGCATGCAGTTCCAGCGCCCAGGACGATCGTGGCTAGCAGTGTCGCCCCGAGCAACCGCCATCTCAGAACCTCGTCCCTGTCTGCATGCTGGCCTCCGTTCGAGGATCGCTAGTTGGCCCAAAGCGGCCGCTGCCGAACCGTCCAGCCAGTCCATCGCCGAAAGCCGCGCCGATGCTTCCGATTCCGCGTGGCTTTGCCCCAGGCAGCCCGCCCTGAGTGGCGGTTGTGGGGCCGGTCAGTGTAGGCTGGCCCGCGAACCATTGGGTCCTTTCTCGACCAGGATCGTGCTCGGAAGTGCTTCCCTCAAATCGTCCACGTGACTGATCACCAGAATCAGGCCGAACTCGGCCCGTATCATCGAAAGGCACTCCATCAGCGCCTCGCGGCCGTGGCCATCCTGGCTCCCGAAACCCTCGTCTATCACTAGCGTCCTGCATGGCGCCGAAGCCCTCCTGGCCAGCAGTCGGGATAATGCGATCCGTGTTGCGAAGTCGACCCGGAAGCGCTCGCCGCCGGAGTAGAGCTCGTAAGGGCGGATGCCCAGGGCGTCGCTGATCAGTAGGTCTAGTGTTTCGATGTCGCGGCCGGTCGTCTTACCGGCGCGCTGTGTCCTCAGATCAATGGTCGTCGTGCCGCCGGTCAGGATGTCTAGCAAACGGTTGGCCTCGTCCACGATCTCGGGGATAGCGGCGTCGATTAGCATGGCCTGGATGCCATTCGGCCCTAGGGCGGCCTCGACCGCGCCCAGGTCTTCCGCCCGCGCGGCCGCCCTCGCCTGGCGCTCCTCTGTAGCCTCCAGATCGCCCTCCAGCGCCCGTAGCTGGTCAAGGCGGCCCCTTATTGTGGCGGCCTCGGTCTGGTAGTAGGATAGGGCCCGGCGCGCCCCGTCTAGCCCATCCTCGGCGACCTTCAGCACGTGGCCCATGTCGCCGACGCCCTCGATCTCGATCTCGATCGCGGTAAGACGCTCTCGCACGGCGCCGACCTCGACAACGGCCACGTCCATCGCGGCCTGGGCCTTGACCAGGCGCTCCGCCAGCTCCGCCCGCAGCGCCCTCTGCCGCGCGGCCCATTCCTCCAGGCGCGCGGCGGCGCCCTGGTCGGCTATCTCCTGGCCGCAGGTCGGGCAGGTCCGCGGCGAGACGCCCGCCGGCGGCACATCGATCGCCTGCACCTGCCTGGTGAGGGTTTCCACGTTAAACCGCGATTGGCGCTTCTGGGCCTCCACGTGGCCCAGGTCAGCCTTGAGCTGGTTACGGGTAGTAAGCGTCGCGGCTTGGGCCTGCGCCAGCCCCTGGGCATCTGCGACGGCCCGTTCCTTATAGCCGACGGTATCGGCCTCCACCTTGGCCTTGCTCTCGAAGTCGGCTAGCCGTGTCTTTAGGTCGCTGGAGCCGGCCAGGACCTGGCGCATAGCCGCGCCGGCGGCAGCCTCGGCCTCTGCCGACGCCGTGGCGTCGCGGCGCGCCTCGTGGGCGCGCACGGCCCAGACCTGCCAGGACCGGACGCCGAGGATCTCGGTTAGCAGGTCCTTACGGTCCTTGGGGCCGGCGCGCGCGAATTCGTCGGCGCGGCCCTGTACCAGGCAAGCGGTGTTGATGAAGGTCTTGCCGTCGAGCCCTAGGATGGCGTCGATGCGCTCCTGGGTCTCTTTGATGGTCTCGGCCGTCAGCTTAGTAGCGGGGGCGCCGGCCAGATTCAGCAGCTCGACCGTCAAGCCGCTGGTGCCGGCCCGGCCGCTACCGGCCAGCCGGCGCCGGCGCGTTATCCGGTAGCAGCCCCGCTCGGCCTGGACGTCTATCGCTACCTGGCATTCATCCGCGCCGGCGCGGACCAGGTCGTCGTCCGAGCGGGCCCGGCTCTCGCCCCACAGCGCCCACGTTAGGGCGTCGACGGCCAGGGCCGACTTACCGGCGCCGTTGTCGCCGGCAAGGGCTACCATCGAGAGGCCCCGCAGGTCGACATCGACCTGGCCGTAGCTTAGGAAGTTCGTAGCGGCGATGCGTATAGGTATCATGGCGCCTCCACACTAGCCGTCTCGGCTAGTCTAGTCAACCGCCCCGCCGGAGGCTAAGTAGAAGCCGGAGCGTGTACCAGGTATCGATCGCAGCCTTCCGGCACCATTCCTCGCCGCCTTGGCGGTAGCGCTGGCGCCACTGGTGTAGAAGCGCCCAATGGGTTCGGCACTCGGCCTCCAGGCCGGCCACGATCTGTCTATCCGTGGACCGCGTCTTAGTCCCTAGCATCAGCATGGACCCCCGCCTCGCGCGCCCGCGCCCCAAGCTGCCGGAGAAACCCCACCCATGGGTCGGGAGGCGGCGCTGCCCCGGTCTGAAATGGGGCCATCATAAAGGCAAAGGCTTCCTCTTGCCCCGCCGCCCACTCTAAGATGTCGATCGTCTCGTTTAGCCAGGCCCGCCACCATGGATCGGGATAGGCCTCGTACCTCTTGCGTAGGTGGGCGTAGGCCCTGGGGCAGAATGGCCTAGGCATTGTCGGCCCTTAGCCCCATCGCCAGCCCGAACAGGCGGGCCCGGCGGGTCTCGTCCGGCTCGGTCCGCTCCAGGTACTCGCGTAGGAGTTCGTCGGGCGGCCGCGCCGTGAGTCCCTCGCCGCCGGCCCAGCGGCGCTCGGCCCGCGGGGCCTCGACAGTTATGCCGGCCACGTACCAGGCGCCGTCCTGGCGGAGCGCCGCGTCGATGGCGCCCAGCTTTAGCGCGCCCGCCTGGGCGGCCGCCCTGCACTTCACCCGTACCCTGACGACGGCGTCGGCGAGGCCGCCGGCCTGGTGGATCGCGTCGACAGCGGCCCCGGTGACCGCCTCGGGGTCGATGAAGTCGGCCATGTCAAGCTCGAGGGTTCGGAAGGGCCGGCCCGGCAGCGGGATCGGCGTCAGCTCTACGCACCGCTTCCCCTCCGGCTGGCTCGGGTCAAGGGCGAAGCTCCAGCATACCTTCTCCTGGCCTTCTTCGCCGAAGTCGATCGTGATGGGCGATCCGCAGTAGACCACGGGCGTACGGGTTGCCTTGACTAGCCCTGGCTTGTGGTAGTGGCCCAGGACCGTCAGGTCGACGTGGCCAGGAAAGTCGACCGGCCGGACCAGCGGCTCCCAGCCTAGAGTCATCCACACGTCGCTGGCCCGATCTGCGCCCGCTACCGCCAGGTGGCCGACCATCAGCATCGGCTCGCCGTAGCCCTGGCCCCGCGCCGTGGCCCATGCGATGGTCTGGCGGACCGCCTCGTCAGCCGCCATCGTGACCTCGTCTAGCGGCCGGTTGTCGGCTCGCCCTAGCCGCGGCCAGGGAACGCCGATGATCCGCACCTTCTTGCCCGGCGGCGGCCCGACCTCGAGCGTAGTCGACGCCGGCTCGTTGAATGTCACGATGGGGGCGTCCTTAGACATCCCCACCATCTGGGCCGAATCTAGCAGGTTGCTCTGGCCCCCGCCGGAGTCGCCGTCGTGGTTGCCCCGTACCAGGACCACGGTGATGCCCCGATTGGACATCTCGCGTAGTCGATACAGCAGGGGCGCCATGATGCGCTGGGGCGGGTTCCGGTGCCGGGTTAGGTCGCCGGCGATCACCAGCAGGTCGGCCTTTGGCCTTGTCTGCGTCGCCGCGAAGCCCGCGCCCTCCATGCCGAGGGCGATCATGCAGATGTGGTCTAGGGCGCCGAAGAAGTCGTCAACGCGCGCCGGCAGGCCGTACTGGTTCACGCCGCCGACGTTGTCGATGCCCAGATGGAGATCCGCCGTCGCTATGCCTCGAATGAGGTCGCTCATCGTATGCGCCTGATCTCGGCCACCTTGGCCGCCAGGTCGGTCCGCACCTTATCCCAGGCTAGCTGACCATTGGCCAATAAGGCCTCCATTTCCTCCGGCGCCGTCCTAGCCGTAAGGCCGTTCATGGAAACGAAGGCACTGCCGCTCTCGTAGTTTCCCAGATTGACCTTCATCTCAACCGAGATTGCCAGGCGCGGCTCGTCTTCCTCTGCCATGATTACTTACCTCCGATCGCTAGCCGGCGCGGCTCTGTAACCGGCGCGGCTTCGACATGATAGCCGTTACGGCTAGCCCCTGTCAACCGGCCGCCCTCGGCTAGGTCCCGCTGGCGCCGGAACTCTAGGGCCGTAGGCGACGGCATGGCAGTAGGCGCCCAGCGCTCTACCGCCCGGCGTAAGAAACCGCCCGGCGTATGGAAGCGCGAGTTAACGTCCCACCCCCCCTCGACGCGCGGCGAGACTACGCCTTCCCAATGTAGGATGTTAGCGACCGTAGTGGCGCCGTGGCGGACCACGAAGGGCAGAGCATTGCCGAAAGAGAGGTGGCCGGCGAGCCATCGCGCCAGTCGTCTCTCGCTAGGGGTTGCGCGCAGGCGCGCCCCCCGTCCCCCCACATGATGATGATGATGTAGATCAGTAGTTATGTGATCATCATCATCATCATTACGGCCGGGGAGGGGCGCGCAGGCGCGCGCACTACGCGAGGCCTCTGGGAGGGGATATTGGGGCGCGGCAATGTCGAGAACGTGGGGCGGTAAGCGGCGGCGCGGCATGGGGAGAGTCCTTTCTTACCTTAAAACTACCGATAAGGGCAAGGTCGTATGCGGCCGAGGTTCGAGACCTCGTACCAGCCTTCATACCGGGCGACGGGGTGCCATTCTTCGGGGATTATGGTATCTTGGAGGGGCATCGGGAACCTGACTTTCCTAGTGCCATGCAGCCGGAGGCCCCCAGCCTCGCGGCTGCGCCCATTTATTAGGGCCGCCCCTGGATCATAGCCGGAGGCGGCCCTGCGTCAAGGTTATTGATGGGCTTACGCGCCTTAGCCGACAGGCGCCTCCCTAGACCGCTCCTGGCCGGCCGGCTGTCGGTAACTTCACGGTACGAGGGTCGGCCTCGGCCAGCTCCAGCTTGCGCTCAATCTCGTCGGCGTCGGGATAGCCGAACAGGTGAAGGGCGTCGCACAGGCCGTCAAAGGGCGCCTCGGCGGCCCCTAATACCCCCAGGGAACGCGGCACCTGGCAGCCGCCTATGAGCTCGGCCACAAGCCGGCGCAGCTTAGGGTTCATCCGACGCCGCTTTCTGGTCGGTCTCGTCCGGCGGCACGGCGTACCCTTCCGGCTGTCGGCCCTCGCCCGGCTGGGCGAATGCCGAGCCGCCTAGTCCAATGCTGACACGGACCTCGGCCAGCGGTTCGCCGGAGGCGTCGGGCTCGGCGGCCGGTGCCCCTGTGTCGATCTCCTGGGCGCGTGCCTCCATCGGCATGCGCTGGCTCCGGCCGGAGAAGGTCAGCGTCATGTGGGCAAGGAAGGGCTGGGCGGACCATAGAAGGTCGAGATCGTCGCCGTCGATGTCGGAGGTCTCGAAGGTGATCCGGCAAACCTGGCCGGTATCGGTCGCCTTGGGTGCCCACGCTACCACGCGGCCCTTCGCCTCCAGGGTTAGATGAAGTGGCGCCGGCGGTAGCCGCTCGAGGGTCTCGGCCTCCGCGGCGGCGGGCTCCTCTGGAACCTCGGGCAGGTCGGCCGGCTCCGGCGGCCGGCGCGGGATCGTCTCGATCGCCGGCGGTTCTTGGGCCTGGTCGGTCACGTCGCCGGCCGTGGTGTTGGCCGGCGGGCCGACGGCTTCATCCGTCTTAGGTCGGGTCATGGGCTACCCCCAATCCTTGGGGCTTACAGGCCGGCTTGATGTCGCTAGGGTACGGCGGCAGGTCGCTATCATCAACGGTCGAGAAGCCGAGGCGGACGTAGAAGTTAAGGTCGCACGGCTGGCAATACCACGGGGGCCAGGCCCTGGGGAACCTAGCCACATCGCGCTTGCGGTGACACTTCGGACATCGCGGGTACGTGGCTAGGTTCCGTCCGCCCATGAGCTACTCCCTGGCGCGGCGGGCCTGGCGCTCCGCCTGGTGCTCGGCGCAGTTGCACGTCTGCCAGTTATTCGGGCAGGGCGGGCGGAGCTCGGGCTGGGCGCCGCCCTCTTGCTGTGACGGCGTCGATGGCGGCGGCGGCGGCGATGGCTCGGCCGTAGACGGGGCCGGAGCGGGCTCTGGGTCCTCCTGAAGCATGTAGCCCGGCAGGACGCCGTTGGCGACCTGGGTACCCATCTCCGGGTCGTATGTCGGTAGGGGTACGCCGGCCAGGGCGTCGAGCGCGCGGGCCTCCGCCCGCTTCATCGCCATGAGCTGCGGCTGCATGATGATGGGCCGGACCTTGGCGCGGGGATTTGTAACCAGGGCGAACAGGCCGTCGGGATCATCGTTGTTACGCAGCTTCTCGAGCTGCTGGCGGCTAACGCCGAGGGCCTCGGCTTCCTTGTCGCTAGGCCAGCGCTCCATGGCGCGGACCAGGCTGTACTGGATGGTCGGGCGCTCGTCGCTACGCCGGTAGATTCGGCACTCGGCCACGATGTCGCCCTTGATGGTGGCGCCCATGTCGCGCCGGAGTTGCTCGTCCCTGACGATCCCTGGCTGGATGGCGGCCAGATCGCCACTCCGCTCCGCTAGCCGGCGCCGGCCGTGGATCGTGATGAACACCTGGCCCTCGTACAGCATGACCTCGTTATTGAACGGGTGCAGGCCGAGCCGTACGGCGACGACCGCTAGCGCCCAGGCCTGTTTCGGGTCGGCGCGGGGGTCCATCACCTGGACGAACCGCTTCATGGTGTCGACGTTTTGCTTGGTGGCCGGTAGCGGCCGCGTGCCGACTACTACCAGGGCCTGGTCTTGATTCTGGGTCACTGGCAACCTCCTAGGGCCGCCTCGACTGTCGCACGATCTGTCCCGAGATCGGTACACTCGGCGGTACAGTCGGCGGCACACTCTGACGGGGAGATCGCGGCCAGGCCCGGATAGGGCGGCGGATGCTTCAACGCCTCGCCGGCGTAACAGTCCAGGTTCTCCCCCAACAGCGGATTTAGGAAGGGGCAGAGGCGATGATTTCCCCACATGTGCAGCCGCATTAGCCAATAGGCCAGCGGCCCCCGATAGGCCGCCACCACTTCAGCATCGGCCTCCAGCCCCCGCCCCCATTCCACCATGACGCGCGCCAGGATGCCCGATGGGGCGGTCAGGGAACCCACATGCCCCGGAGTTAGAGGGCAGAGGGGGCCGGCCGGCCCTGCGACTAGGCGGGTGCCGCACTCGGCGCATAGGCGATCCTTCGCCCACCGCTGGACGGCCCTGGCGCGCGTTATCATGGCGGAAGGTATGATAGCCGTAACGGCCAGTCTGTGTCAAGCTCGGCGGGGTTGCCGGCGCTGAAACATGTGGCCACAGCCACACCGGCTCTTGACCATGCGGAGAAGGCCGGCCACGTCAGCATCCTCGGCCTGGATGAAGGAACGCGGCGCACAGCTATAGGCCATGCCGGTCGCGGGCCCGGCGATGGTCCGGCGGGCGTTACCGCGATAGTAGAGCCACGTCATGCGGCTAGGACGGGAACGGCCGGCCGGCCTGGAGGTAGAGCCAGCGGATTTGCCCAACCAGCTTCGCTAGGTCTACCGCCGTCAGCGCCGGCTGGAGCGCACGGATGGCGGCCAGCTCCTGGGCGACGGTCGGCTCCGCGATGGGGGCCTCCTGGGCCGCGTTCACGATCACGGCCCACTCAGGCGCCGTAGCGTGGGGGATCGTGTAGGCTTGGTAGCCCTCCAGCCCTCGCGCGGCGACCTCGGCAAGCTCCTGCTGGACGGCCGCGGCGCCTATGTCGTCGTACAGTTGGATCGTCGGGTAGACGGGGATTCCGCCGAAGTCGTGGCCGTCGATGCAGGCGGCGAAGGCTCGGGCCACGAAGTCCGGCGGCGGGGTGATCCTGTTACCCTCGCCGTCGCGGCCGTAGAAGGCGAACGGGTAGATCATCGGCAACCAGCCAGCGACGTGCTGGGCGAGGACCCGCTGGTAGGGTAGCGTTAGCCGGTTCCCCCTGGTGTCGACGGAAGCGTAGAGCTCCGTAGTCGGATGGCGCGCCCTGAACGTGGCGATCAACAGCTCCATCGGCGCCGCGTCCAGCGCTTCCCACTCCTTCTCAGCGTTGATCACCGCCAGGACGGCGCCGGCGTCGACCGCGTCGGCCAGCCTATTCCCTTCGAGCTGGGCCTGGTGAGGGTATACGTAGCGCTCGGTTCCCCAGGGCAGACCCGCGCGGGCGAAGGCGGCCTCGACATCCGGGTAGCCCCATTTGGCGAGTATGCCGCCCAGGCGCGCATCTAGGGCGCGCTGCACGAGCCGGGCAAGGTCAAAGGAGATGTCGCTGTTTTGATTCCACCAGGCCCAAGGCCGGCCGGCGAGCTGCGGTGTCATGGTGAGTCTCCTTCCGATCAGGCGGTCAAAGCCGACAGGACTAAAGCGGTTGCCGGCGCTCAGGTCGGTGCTGAAACGGGGCGGCGTCCAGGTCTCCACCGACGGGCCTCATGGTAGGATGCCCCGATCGAGGACGCGCACCGTACTGGTGCTGGCGGCGCTGGGCGGCACCAGGTACTGAAGGACGGCGGCCTCCACGAGGTCGGCGTCGACATCCCGGCACGAGAAGACGTCCACCCAGGCCCGCCCGCGGTGGCGATCCAGGTGGCCGATGATGTGGGATTCGGCGATGAGCTGGCAGAAGATCACCAGGTCGTCGTGCTCGATTACCTGGCGCTCGCCGAATGGGCTAAGCCCGGTGATCTCTACGGCGCGGTCGACAAAGGCGTTAGCGGCGCGGGGGGTCCAATCCCGGCGGGCCGCTACGCGGCGGGTCTTGATGTCGACCAGGACGTGCATCTGACCCTAGCCTGGCGGCGCCCCCGACCCCACCGCTGGAGGCGGCGCCGGTGTGGTCCCGCCGTTCAACTTATTCCACCCGTTCTTAGCCCCGTTGGCGAAAATGGCGATGGCGCTACCGCCGAGGAAGAAGGTGCCGAGCTCCTTCATGAAGGCGAAATAGTCGTCTGGCACGTCGTGGCCGAGCATGACACAGACGCTAGCCGTGAGGAGCATAATCAGGAAGGCGCCGCCCACGACGCCTAGGATGATGTGCTTCTCGTTCAGCTTTATGTTCATGCGGCCTTATCCTCCTACCCTAATGGTCGGCCACCTGCCGGCCGGAAGGCAACATGTAGCCGGCGGACCGCCTGCCGGCGTAGGTCCTTGGCTTGGCTCTTACCGATGCCCAGGACGCGCCCCACGTCAGCGGCCGGCACGCCGCCCACGTCGCGCATCAAAAGGGCCGCGCGCTCGCGGCCCGGTAGGCGAGAGATGGCGTGCATCAAACTGCCGTCGCTGGCGGACGGCGAGCCATCCTCGAGGGACTCGGCCTCCTCCAGGCCGACCTCTACGGGGCGAGGCTGGCCGTCACGTAGCTGCCGCCCATGCCGGCGGCGCAGGTCGACGGCGCGGCCCCACAGGCGCTTCCAGACGAAGGTGGTGAACTTGCCGCGCGTAGGATCGTATAGCGGCTCGGCCTGGAGGGCCACCAGCATTAGCTCGCTTAGAACGTCCTCGCGGCCTAGGTAGCCGACGCCGTCGGCGATGCCGGCCCGCCGGGCTACGGCCTGGATCATCCCCACCACCTCGGGAGCCAGGGCCAGGTCAGCGCCGTCGATCGTAACCACGCCTAGAGCCTACGCTGACGGCTGGCCATTGGCAATCCTACACAAATGCTCCGAGTTGTCGTCGCTGACCCCCCACGGGTGGCCACGGCTCTCCGGGAATCGGAAGTAGCGCAAAGGTATTGATATAGGTACACCACTGCATGACACACAGGGTCACGCGCCAGGGTACATCGAGGGTGTCTCCGGCGGTCAGGCCGAAGTTTAGGTCCGCAAGGTCTGCGACGGCCCAACTACCACTACTCCGAACGAAGAAGGACCGGCTGCCGATGTAGGTCGTACCTGGCCTGCCTATAGTGGCTGGAAACGCGGTCCCCAGGCTGTTGTAGATTGCGTTATTCCATTTGGTTCCAGAGCCGGTGTCGCGGTGGACAAAGTTGAGGATAGGGCCATAGATGCCTGACATTAACTCGGTAAGGACGGTGTGTCCGGTTATCCCCACCGTCGCTGCCGTCTGGCCGTCGCTGGCCTGTTTCTGGCTGGTAACAGAGGGGTAGTTGTAACTCGTATCCCCATCGTCAGTGAGCCAGTTCTTCCACTGGTCCGTCGCCTCCGGCGTACCCGTCCACTCGTCCCTCCCTACCACGTCGGCGATGGCTGCCTGGGCGTGGACCTCCGGCTTCGGCCATTTGACAAGGTGGGGCGCATCGGCGGCTAAGGTTGAAGCGAGGCCAACACAGTCGTCCAGGGTTACATAGATGGCAGCGTTGGCCGCAGCGGGGCAGGTGTAGAATATCCAAGCCGCACTTGCCGAGCCAGACGTGTCTCCAATATCTGCCGACCACTGCACGACATCATCAATAATCAACGTGGCCCAGGTATGGTCCATCCCAAGGGTTTTGGGGTCGAGCCAGAAACTAACCTCCTTGAACGTCACATCGTCTGTCGCCAAGGCATCGATTGACCAGTCCGTGAGGGCCACGCGGTCAGCCCAAGCAATCGCGGGAGTATACGAGGCACCCATCTGTACCAATCGAATCTTACTGTCGGTGCCAACTTCTAGGCCAACCCGCGTTGACCAAACAAATCCAGCGAGGCAATAGGGAAGTGCAGGCACTCCTGACTGCACGACCCAGGCGTGCAGTTGCATCATCCAACAGGAGACCTCGGGTTCGTCGTAGTAGGAAATTATGCCAGCCTGACTCGACTGACTACCGTTGACGTTGATGCGGATGGCCCTCGCTCCGGTCTTGACGGGGGAGGAGACATTAGCCCAACCTGCCGGAGCAACGTCCCCAGGAGGCGCCTTGTCGCCATCGATTAGCAGGGTGCCGCTCTCGCCGCCAAAGAAGTCTTGGTAGCGGATGGTCATGCGAAGACCATTCCTTCGAGGCCCTTCTCGTAGGCCGCGATCTCGTCACCCGCGAGCCTGAGACATTCCAGGCATCGCAGTTCTTCAGATGGCGGTGGGCAAGGGCCATAGGGTTGTGCCCGCTCGCCACAAACTGCGCGGTAGAAAGGGCTCTTGGGGCGGGTCGGTATGCCTGGTCCTGCATCCTTCGGTATCCAGTGATCGGGACGCTCAACATCCCGTGCTTCGTGACCCCAACTCATGGTTTTACTCCCAAGTTCTTTAGCAGGGTCGCCTTCGTAATCTCATATACTTTGGCCTTGCCCACCTGCCCCACCACGGACATCTTGGCCACGTCGGTTATCGCCTGTTGCGCGTCGGCACTACACACGGCGGGGTCGGCCTGGACGCGACACAGTTTCCAATTCGGCCAGGGGTTGAGGGCGAGCATCAGCCTGAGCATCTCAATGGTCTGAGCAGGGCCGCTGCTAAAGGTAAGGCCCGCGTGGAGAAGTGTCAGGTCGGCCTCGTCCTGGCAAAGCCAGAACAGGCCAGTCGGAGGGGCAACGACAGTTAGGAATCGTGGGCTGGTAGCCATCTTCTGGATGGCAGAGTCGGCGTAGTTCTGCCCACGACTGAGGAGCTTCCTCCTAATGTAATCCACGTCGCTGAGATTGGCTAGTCGTGCGGTCATGGTATTGCCGTACCCAAGGGGCGGCGTACCCGGAGTAGGGCCTGGGCATCGGTCGGCGTTCCTACTATCGCGCCCCAATCGGCCCGTAGGAGGCGGTTGGCCGGAATTGTACCGCTGATCATAGAATCATTGTAGTGGGACTTTTCGGACGAGAGGGTCCATCCTACGATCGGGGTCCAGGCGCTGACCGTGTCTAGGTCGTCGGTGTCTCCGAACTGGACGGTGACAGGTAGGCCGCTCGCACCGGGCGCCGTCTTGGCGTCCACGTAGAGGCGGACCGCGGTCTCGCCGTCGGGGCCGGAATGGTGGTAGAGTCCCTGGGCCGTGCCAGAGGCAACCGTCGCGCCGGGTGCCGCGTTGGGCGCGAAAATGTGGTCGTGGACTGAGTAGAGATTACCAGCCTTGACCCCGATGTTGTACTGGGCTTCTCCTGCCGAACAGGAACCGCTGATCCAGATGCCGGTTCCCTCGCGAAGGTCAATGCCTTGGCCTACGCAGAGGGCACCGCCCCTGGCAGCGAAGCTCACGCCGGATAGAAACGGATCGTTGTCGGTGTAGGCCCCGATCTGGTAGTCGGCGCGGCCGCCGCTCATGCTGCCACTGATCCAGACGCCAGGGCGCTGCTGGATGTCTAGGCCAGCGCCGTAGCCGAGGTCGGCGCCGTTCAGGTCAAAGTCCACGCCCGAGATGGAGGTTGGCGGCGCAGCAGCGGGATAGACGCCGAACTCGACCGTGGCCTCAGCGCCGGCACACGAGCCACTGATCCAGAGTCCGGTCCCCTCGTGGAAATCGACCGCCCGCGCGAAGCAAACCTCGGTATCTTTCACCAGGACATCGACGCCGGAGATAGAGGTCGGCGGAGAGGCCGCAGGGTACGCGCCAACCGTGACGTCCGCCTGACCAGCAGCGCAGGACCCCGAGATCCAGACGCCGGCCCCCTGATGGAAGTCCAGGCCGCCGGCGAAACAGAAGTCCGCCCCCTCTAGGCCGATCGAGACTCCGCTGAGGCCGCCGCCAGCGCCGACCGGGTAGGCCCCGACGTGATAGACGGGCCGTCCGCCGCCGCAGGACCCACTAATCCAGACCCCAGCCTCCTCTTGAAGGTCGGCCTCCAGGGCGTTGCAGAACCAGCCACCGTTGGCGTACCAGCCGACCGTACCGCTGGCACCGCCGCCACCGCCACAAGGGGGCGCGCAGTAGGAACCGATAACGTAGTGGGCACGGCCGGCGGCAAAGGAGCCACTGATCCAAACGCCGCCGCCGATGTGGAGTTCGAGTTCGTCGCCCAGGCCGAGAAGGTTAGCGTTGAACCACCACTCGACGGGCCGGTTTGCGGCTGGGATTACGCCGGTAATGGCCGTGGCGCGCAGCGAGGACCCGGCCGCGATCGCGTCCATACGCACCCGGAGCCGTCGGATCTCGCGCTCGGCCTGTTTGAGGGCGGCGTTGGTCCTATCCCACTCGGCGAGCCTCATCTAATCCCACACGATCTGAATACCCCTCTGCCGGGGAGCATCCATACCCGCACCAATGCTGTCTAGGTTATATTCTCGACTGGTCCAATCGCCGGCCCCGCCGGTACTACTAGGAGTCATAGAGTAGATGGTATCTGCGCTCGCAATGTCCACCCCAAGCCACAAGAAGTCGTTGCAGAGATCGTAACCTAGAGCCATCTCGCCACCGAGAGTGAGTCTCCCCACAACTTCCCAGGTAGTGCCATGGTCATGCGACCGGAACAAAGAAGTAACTGTGCTGGTCACCCCATAACGATGAACAATAAACAGCGAGCCGGTTGGCCCTGCCCTGATGATCTGGATGTCAATCGCTATATTCGCTGCGAGACCTGGACTAATGTTGAAATACGCCCATGTAACCCCAAAATCGTCCGACCGAGCGATATAGGAATTGGGACCAGCGGAGGTGCGGACGTGAACCAGCATCCGGTTGCCAGACGTTGCCCAGATGGCGTTCATCTGGGCCGCGCTGGTCGACGGGGGGTCGGAGGACTGGTCATCCCGGGTAGGGTTGATGCTATAGAGTGTCCAGATTCCGCCGCCATTCTGCGTGATCCGGCCGGACTGGTTCCCCAGCGGCCTGAACTTTCCGACGGTGAAGATGAGATTAGGGTTGGTCGGGTGGCAGGCGATCGAGTAGTAGGGCAGGAAGTAGCCCGAGACCGCTAGCGTCTCCTCGAACGAGAGTGTCCACGTCGCGCCCCAGTCGTCGCTATAGGCGACGCAGTAGTGTATGGTCGTTGACGGCCCGGTACCCGTCCCGTCCTTCCAGATGCCCCAGAGGCGGTCGCTATATTCACTCTTGTCGATCCCTAGGCATTCGACGTAGGGGCCGTAGAGTACGCCGGTCGGGGGCGTGGCAGGCAACCACGTGGCACCGTAGTCGCCCGAGTATTGCGGTAAGGCGGCGTCCACCAGGTGCGTGAACCGGCCGGTGCCCCAGTACCGTAGGCCCCAGAACCCGTTGGGCATCCCGCTCTTGATCGTAGACCACACGCCGGCCTCGAGCTTGACCAGCCGGCGATCGGTGTTAGCGGCGTTTCGGATCAGCATGTAGGGCCTACTCGGACCTGACGGCGCGGCCTCGCCCGAGCCGGAGAGCGCGAACATCCGTCCCTTGGAGCCGGCATGGGCCGCCTCGAAACCCGTGGCGGGCCGCAACTTCCCGATGGTGAGGAACCGATCCCAGGACTTGTAGACCAGGCCGGGATAGTTTGGCCCCTCAGCGGCCACCAGATAGACGCCGGGTAGCCACCAGTTGAAGGCGCCGATCCACTGGCCGTAGTTGGGCTGGTCCGTGCCGCTGGGCCCGGTGTCGAGATGGGCCGGCGCGACGGTAACGGCCATGCGGTTTGTCACCGGGTCCACGTTGCCCAGGTAGATGACGGCGTCGTTGTAGGCAAAGGCGAACTTGCCCACCGCGAAGTCCGGCGCGATCCAGCGGCCACGGCTCTTAGTCGGCGCGCCGGTAGCCCGCAGCCAGCCCGAGCCGTCGCCCAGGACGGTCGGCGTGTAGTAGACCCCCGACATCCACGTGGCCGAGTTAAAGAGGATGGCGAGTTCGCCGGCCTGGCGGCTAGCGGCTTCGCGCACGTAGAGGTCCAGGGGGCCACCGACGCCTAGATCGGCCCGCAGTTCGCCGCCGATGGCCGCCTGCCCCCAGTTACCGTTTAGGTTGGCATCCCAGCAGACTAGCGGCCAGCCCACGATTCCCGCGCCCCGGTCGATGTATTGGCCGCCGAAGACCCATACCCCGTTTGGCGGCGGCGTAGCGATCCGGCTACCGCGGACGTACTCGCCAGCGTTCAGCCAAGGCAGCGCGTTCAGGTTCTTGTAGAGGGACCAGGAGCCAACTGCCCCATTATTCTGCGAACGCCACAGGCCCCCCAGCCATGTCAGGGCAAAGACATCGGTGGGATGGTTCGTATCCCACCAACAGTGAACAACGGGCGAATCCAGCCCCGTCAGGACCGGCACCGGTGCCGTGGCGCAGTAGTCGGTGGTCAAGTAGACATCGCCGGCGCTGGTGGCCGTACCGCTGAGACCGTAGACCCCATAGCCGTAGTGCTCGCCGTCAGCGGGTTTGGCGGAGACGCTGACCACGGCTCGGCCGGCCGGAGCCGCCTGGTCATTCCACGTCTGGCCGCCATCCGGCGAGGCGCTGAACCAGGCGTCGAAGGCGACGAACAGGGCCGGTACCTGCACGATCGCGGAGCCCTCCACTACGGCCACCGGTAGGGTGATGTCGTCGGCGCAACCCTTGTCGTCGGTGACCGTGAGGGTGACCTGCCAGGTGCCGGTCAGCGCCGTCGGGTCTACCCGTCGGGTCAGGATGCAGTCGGTCCCGCTGGCCGAGACCTGGTGGGGCGTTTGGTTATCAGTCCAAGAGTAGAGGGCGATCGTACCATCGGGGTCGACACTGGTGCAGCCGTCGAGGGTCACGATCGCCCACACCCGATCGCCTATCACCTGGAGGTCGGTAAAGTAGGTGAACAGGGCGAAGGGGCAGATGTTCACGGTGGAGCCGGAATCGGGGCCGCCGAACAGCGTGGTAAAGTCGGTCACGAACTGCGACGAGTCGATGCGCGTCCGGTAGTCGCCGACGAACCAGTTGCCCGTGGTGCCACTGTACGAAGGGTCCTCGAAACCGATGGTGACGCCTAACGCGACCTGGGGGTCGCCATCCACCTGCGCGGTGATCTGGGTTAGCCGACGGTTATAGAGGGTGACCAGCCGGGCCGCCACAGTGCCGGCCTTGACCGGCGTATCGATAAGTTCGTTCGAGAAAAGATAGTCGTTATAGGCCTGGCTCCCGTCAGGGTTCTTTACCCACGGGCTCGCCGCCATGGCCGTGCCCTCTACGTCGATCGAGACCTCGGTACCGTCAGGGTTAGTCTGGGTATAGGTGCAGCCGCGCGCCCACGCCTGATTCTTGACATCCCGCGTCTGTTGCGCTTGCGCGATGCGCCGTAGGCGGGGCCGACCGGAGACCACGCCCGGCGGGTAGCCCTCTACCGGCCCCGTCAGGACGCCGCTGAAGTAGACGCGCCATGCCGTCGCGCTGGGTATTGGATCGAGGACAGCCACCATGACCGTGCCGGTGGGTAGTTCGAACCACTGGCCTCCGTCTACCTCGGCGATCTTGGTAATGGCCTCTGAGTAAGTGGAAAACTCCAGGTCCTCGGGGCAGACAGTCCCCGGCGTCCAGGCCGGTAGGGTCACGGAATAGGCTGTTAGGCCGGACGCCGCTAGTAGCTCATTCACTAGCTGGGTAGCCGTCTTGGTACCGTCTACCGAGACGGTAATCTTGTGGAAGGTGTTTTCTAGGACCGCCGACTTACCCTGGCATTCGATGGTGCAGCCTGTCTCATCCGGGTTGACATTGAGGACCGTGCCGGTGAAGCAACGCGCCGTCAACCCGTTCCAGCCAGCGTCGATTGTTACGGCGGCGCCGAAGGTGGCGGCGGCGGGCGGCGGGTTACGGACTCGGAGGGTAGCCGTAGGGGGCCGCTGGAAGCCGAAGGCCCACTCGGCGGAGAGAACCTCGGGGATCAGGCTGCCGCCGATAACCACGCGCAGCGTGGCGGTCTTGGCGTCTACGTTCTGATAGAGGTTCGAGACCATCCTACTGCGAGATCAGCTCGCCGCGGACCGCGATGCGGTTGCCGGTCTCGCCGCTCCATGGCCCCGCCTGGTCGACCGGCGTAACTCCAGCGAGGAACGCGGACCGCACGTTGGGGACGGCTTCCCAATCGGTGAAGGTAGCCACGGTATTCAGCATGGCGAGCAGGACGGCGTACCGGGCTAGCGTCAGGGAGACCTCGAAGACCCGCGTGGCGGACCCGACGCCCAGGGTTACGATGCTATCCCTCGCGGCCCCCAGGGGCGTCGCGCGGTCTAACTTTAGCTGCGTGACCCAGCCGGTGTCGGCGCCGGGTGCCGGAGCCTCGTCGGTGGCGAAGGTGAAGCCTCCAAAGCTGGCCACGGCCCCCTCCTATCCGATACCGGAGCCCAGCGGGGCACCCTGGAGATAACTGCGCTGGCGGGCGCCGTGTACCGCCTCCGCAACCGCCTCCTGAGCCCGCCGGAGCACTTCGGTCCAGTCTGGCGTGCCGCCGCTCACGTTCACGGTTATCGGCATGGCAAAGCTAAGGCTCGAGCCTAGGGGCAGGACCGCCTCGCCGCCGTGGGCGATGATCAGTTGGGGCTGGCCACGCGGGCCCGGCACGATCCCGCCGGTCTGCGCAGACGGTACCTGGGCGGCCGGTAGCGGCAGGGCGGCCGCCATGAACACGATCTTACTCAGCGAGTCCATCCAGCCCTGCATGAGGGCGGCCTGGCTCCGGTAGAGGTCGATCACGGGTTGGGCGGCCGCGGAGAGATCGGCCATCTTGGCTACCAGGTTCTGGCCCTGGGCGAACTGCTGGGCGTCCGTCAGGAGGGTCTTGTCGGCCATGTCGAGCTGGGCGCGCATGACGTCCACCTCGGCCTGGCGCACGGTGTTGACCGCCTCCATCTTGGCGATCTGCCGGTCTACGCCGGCCAGGGCTTCCTCGGTAGCGCCGCCGGCGACCATCTGGGCGCGCCGGAGCTTCAGTTGGGCGACCTGGTAATTGATGGCCGCCTGCTCCTTAGTAGGCGCGCCAAACAGGGTGTTGAACTGGTTACGCAGGTCCGACAGGCTGGAGACTACTGCGTCGGAGATCTTCTTTAGCTGGTCGAGGGATTCGCTAGCCGCCAGGGCGCGCATGAAGTCCGCGAAGCCGGCGCCCGTACGGTTGAATATGTCAAGCAGGTCGTCGGTCGTGAGGCCCAGGCGCTCGGCTGCCCGGCGGGCCAGGTCGAGGGTCCAGGGGTAGCCGGCTAGCTGCTGGTCGGTCATGCCGGCGGCCCGCCCCAGCCCCAGGAGGGTCTTGGTAGTTTCGTCTAGGGTGTCGGTAAAATCTGTGAACTGGTCGGTAGCCGCAGCCGTCTGGTCGGTAGCCGCGGCCGTCTTGTCGCCGGCGGCGGCAACACTGCCGCCATACTGGTCTAGGTTAAACGAGGCCTGGGCGGCGGCTGCGGCCTGCTCCCCGAATACGCCGATGGCCTTCTCGATGACAGGCAAGGCAAACTTGACCGCTGGCGAGATCGCCACGCTGGGGATGTTGTACAGCGCCATGGCAAGGGCCACGTTAACGGTCACGCCGCGCTTGAGGTAGTCCATGAAGGTGATGATCTGCTTGGCGCGAAGTACGTCCAGCAGGGGCAAGATCTCGATGGCCTTTTCGTCCGGCATGTCGGCGATGGCGTTAGCGATCGCGTCTATCTTGTCAGCAGCGTGCGCCCCAAACGCCTCGCGTAGACGCTCGCCCACGACCTGTAAGCTCAGCGTCACGGCTTGATCGCGCCGATCCAGCAGGTCTAGCTTCCCGTTGACCTGATCGAGGGCTGCCTGATCCTTAAAGGCGTCCCCCAGTTTGGTCTTGAGGGCCTCTAATCGGTTGGCCGTCCTCTCTAGTTCCAGGCGCTCGAGACTGCCGCCCAGCTTGTCGAGGTAAACCGTTGTGAGCTGGTCGGTAGCCGTCCCGAATGCGGTGATGGCGTCGGTGATGTCCTTGGCCGTTTTCTGGATGGCGGCGCCAGTAGCGAAAATCCGGCTAATCAGTTCCTTCGGGTAGGATGCCCGCTGGGTGACGTTCAGGTCGATGAACGCCTGCCGGGCTTCGTCTACGGCGTCCCTAACATCCGACACCATTGTCAGGTCGGGAGCCTGCTTGAGAACTGCCAGCCATTCCTCGTAGGTCAGGTGCAGGTCGATGAGTTGCTTTCCCAGAACCTCCATGCCCTCCTTGTAGTGGAGGGCGCCCTTAAACCCTAGATCGCCGGCGTCTGCCAGGGCCTTTGTCTCAGCCGTCAGGTCGTGGGAGCTCTTGGCGAGCTCATTGAGGCGGATTAGATGGGCCTGTTCGGGCGACGCGCCCTCGCGCGTCAGCGCGTCTATGCGGGCCACGTTATCCCCGAATTCCTTTAGGAAGGCGGCGTTTCGTTTGGCCGCCGCGCCAGCGCCGGTGAGCGCATCCAGCAAGCCGAAGCCCAGGAAGATTTGGCAGGCCTGGTTTATGACGAGGAACGCGACCGTGACCATCATCAGGATGCCGGGCAGCGTCAGCATGGCAGCCCTAAGCGAAGCCATGACGGTCGTGGTGGTCGCCAGGGCCATTTGTAGCTGGATCGTCTGGATGATTAGGGTGGCCAGGTCTATCGCATCAGCGGCGAAGTTGAGGGCGGCAAACCCGGCCGCCGCCGCGGTCAGCACTATGATCAGATCGACCAGGTCGGCCCCCACGGCGTCGAAGACCTGCGCGATCCGCTTGGTCGCCTCCACAAATGGACGCGCGGCGTCGGCGGCGGCCCGGAACTTCTTGATCACGTTGTCTAGGAACGCCCTGGCGGCCGGCTGGACGCTAATCAGCCATTGTAGAAACCGTGTCAGGACCGGCATCACCGCCAGGCCGAGCATGAGTTTCAGGCCGCCCAGGGCCTCGTTCATGCCCCGCTGGGCAAAGGTATAAGCCTTAATAGCGGCTACATTCTTGGCCGTTAGGGTGAGGCCCAACTTGTCGGCCTGGCCAGCCAATTCCTTTAGGCCCTCGCTGCCGGCGTTCAGTAGCGGGATCATGTCCTTGCCCGACCGGCCAAAGAGTTGCATCGCCAGGCCGGTCTTCTCCAGGCCGTCGGGCATCGTTTGGAACTGGTCGGCCAGCGGGAGCAGGATGTCCATCATGGGCTTGAGGTTGCCCGCGGCGTCGGTAGCCTTTACGCCGATGTCGGCGAGGATCTGGGCCGTGCTCTTGCCGCCGGTCGTGACGCCGGTCTCCTCGTCGGAGACGCCCTTTAGCTTCTTGGCGAAGATGCCGATGGACCGGCTGGCATCGTCGGCCTCCAGGCCAAAGTGCTTGAAGGCGAACAACAGTTGAGAGGAGGCCTCTGCCGATAGTCCGGTCTCACGGCTAAGTTTACCGACGGCCAATCCCAAGTCCTGGGTGCTAGAGATGGCCGACTCGAGTGTGCGCCAGGACGCAAAGCCAGCGGCCGCGCCGGCAATCATGGCGCCCCATTTCACCACGCTACTCTGGAGGAAGGTGCCGATTTTACCCATGCGGGTAGTGGCGCCGTTGACGGCGCCGTCGACCTGGCCGAAAAATGCCGTGGTGTCAGCCGAGAGCTTTACGCGGACTTCTTCGATGGGGTCGCCCACCAGCCGTCGCCTCCGTTACTCGGGAATCTGGCCGAATATGCCCATGCCGGTCCTTACGATCTCCATCAGGTTGAGGGCCTTGAGGGCCCTCATAGTGGCGGCCAGCACGTCCTCCAGGGGCGCCTCCGCTAGCATTTCCTTCTCGATCCCGGTCGCGGCGCTTGCTACCTCCAGAAAGGTCTCAGGGTTCAAGACAGGCGCCAGGGCGTTGAGGGTCTCCATCAGAAGCGTCATGCCCATGGCCGGGCTAGGCGCCTTGCCAGGGCGGCCGCCAGCCGCCTTCTCGAGGACCGGCTTTAAGGCCGAGACGTAGGGCAGCAATAGGCTTGCCGCCGTCAGGCCGCGGCGGGCCGTGATCTGCTTCAGCGGGAATTCCTCATCCCCCAACTTGACCGACTCTAGTTCTGGCATGTGCGCGAGCCTCCTCCTGTGACGAAATCACCACTCCAACAGGCTGTAGGAACCTAGGTATGGGCCGTACTGGCCGGCGTGGCGGGGCATCTTCGGGCCGGCCCCACGGTATCGGCGGGAAGGTTGCCGGCTTACCGTCCTTACCGATCCCGCCGCCGGCCATCAGCCACTGCCACTCCTGGCGCTGGTGCTCGAGGACGCGGGCCTCCTGCACGTAGCACATCGCCTCCTCTGGCCCCAGCCCTTCAAGGATATGGTCGGCGGGCCAGCCGTAGGCGCGGGCCAGCAAAGCCACTACTGACGCCAGGGCTCGGTGTGGGTAGTCCTCCGGTCGTGGGCCATCGGGCCCCGGCGGGTGCGGCCAGAGAACAGCCAGGGTGCCGTGGAAGCGATTGAGGTCGACCAGCGTGTTCGCGGCCACCATCAGCTCGGCCGGCTTGCCGGCGTCGATTTCGGCTAGGGACAGGCCCGATGCCGCCGCCACGTAGTCGGCGGCCAGGTCGCCTAGCGGACGTCCGCTGGCCAGGATGCTGTGGAGGCGGTAATGCTGACCTAGGCGGGCGCGCGCGACGGAGACAGAGCGGCCGCCGATCTGGATCTCGGCGGCCGCGTCCTTTGCAGCAAGGGCCTCTAGGTAGTCTACGGGTTCCACACCTTCATGGTCGACCCCGGCAGCCTACCTACAAGACGCTTGGATCGTAGCGGACCTTGGTCGAGAACCGTTGCGCCTTCGGCATCGTGGTGTCGGCCAGGGCCATCGCCTTGACGGCGTAGGTCCACTCCTTCCCGTAGGCCATGGTCAGCGGCGTGGCGTCGATGAACTGGACCTTGTGGAAGGTCTCCAGCAGGAAGTCGCCGGCGTCCTCGTCGTACACGCGGCTCGTGACCAGGTGGAAGTACTGGTTGACCGGGAGGGGGCCAAGCCCCATCTTCGAGGTTTCCTCGGCCACGTTATGCGTCACCGCCCCGCCGCCGATGATCCAACGGAGGGTCTCCAGCGGGAACAGCGACTTGAGGGTGAAGGCGATCTCAAGGGCGTCGCGGCTCTGCATCTGGGCCACATCGCCCACGGCCGCGCACCTAACCGCGTTGGTGGTCCGGGTGTCGCCGACCGTCAGGTCGTCGTAGCAGCCTAGGGCGTAGACCGGATAGGCCGCGGTCCCGCTCAGGCCCCAGTAGAAGCCGTCACTATCAGGGTGATGCTCCTCTGTGGCTCCGTAGTCTTGGAACCACATGGTCGGCCCCCCCTGGACGTAGATGTCCTCATTGGTGATACCAGGCCCGATCGGAGTGTCGGTCCCCGTTCCTAGCGTCGGCATTGGTAGACCTCCCTCGGTTTGTCGTCAGGGTTCATCACCCTAATGGTCGACAAGCGACCGCCGGACGGCTAGGTCTCGATGGCGGTAGTGGCAAAGAGGATTTCGCCGCGCCACAGGTTGCTCTCGCGGAACGGGCAGACCACCTGGTCGACGCGGAGTTCTAGGCTGGTCAAGCCGGCAGCCGACAGGTGCCGCCTCACGATAGCGTTCTCTACTAGGCCCAGGACGTTCTCGCATTCGGCCGATGAATCGCCCTTGCTGTAGACCAGGATCGAGCCGGCCGTGGCCAGCCAGCGGTTGGCGCAGGCGCCGTTCCCCTGGGGCCGCATGTCGGAGATGTCGACCCGAACCGCCGGGTAGTCGAACTTGGAGCCGCGCCACTGTGCCTCTTTGATAGCGTCGGCGGCCGGCAACCCCGCCACCAGCAGGCCGTTAGCCTTGAGGAGCGCCACCAGCGCGGCCTGGACCTTGGTAGGCGATAGCATCTAGCCCCTCGCGATGTCTTGGAGCCCCTTCCGGAGCGAGCTACGCAGGATGTCGACCACCTGTTGGCGGTGAGTGTCCAGCGCCGGCTTCAGCCACGGCTTGGTGGCACCCTTCCGGCGGCTGATCGGCCCCAGGCCTGGCCGCATGGCGATGTAGCGCGGAAGCTCGCTGAATTTGGCGTAGGCCGCGCTCTCCGGCCCCGGCCCGATGTAGACCGTGAGCACCCCGCCGACGTACCGGGGCTCGCTCACCGTCACGCTGCGGGTCATTTGGCCGGTTAGCTCGGGCGCCTTTAGCTGGCCGGCCTGCTGTACCACCTTGCCGGCTAGCATCAGACCCTGGCGCATCTGGGCCTCCAGCTGGCGGACCCGATCCCGCAGCTTGTGGGTACGCTCTACAGTGCCCGCCAATACTGCCTCACAGATAGTCCTGGCGGCCAATTTCCTATTAGCCACGTATGAACCGTTGACTTAATATCGGAGGTTACTATCCTCCGGTCCGCTGGCACCAGAATCTCATACGGTCCGAGGTCTGGACCCAGGGCCTTGATCTGGGCCAGGACCACCTCGAAATTGGGTGCTGGCATCGGCGGCCTCCTACGGGTAGGCTAGTGCCGTCCAGATCTGAATCCACACCAGCGCTTCTTGGGTCACGGTCTTGCGGTTGGCCTTGCTCAGGGCCTCGTACGCCGCTAGGTCGGCGCCGCCGGCCGCGTTAACGGCCGCCACTACCGTTGCCAGTGATGTCATGTTGCCCTCCTTAGGTCTCCTCGCGATCCGCGTAGTCGGTGTGGATCGCTGTTAGCTGAATGTGCGAGCGGGCGTCACCAGGCAGGACGCTCGACCGCTGGACTCCTGTTACTCGTAGGCGCTGGCCGGCCCATGCGCCGGACGCCGGTATCACGATGTCGCCGGCCTCTACGCCGGGCGCCGAGTCGGGCCAGAGGATGATCCGCACGGTGCGCGGTAGCTCCAGACCCTGGGCCCGGAAGTCGGCCGAGACCCGATCGTTGGCGATGCGCGCCGGCACGGCAGCATATCGCAGCGAATCGCTGCGGACCGCGCCGCCCACGGTGTCGTCGGGGGCGTGGGCGCGCTCGTAGATGTCGACCGTGACGTTCAGCCCCTCCATAAAAGATATCTTTTTTCAGAACGCTATTAGAACGATATCCCCCGGCTAGCCGGTTATGCTGGGCCGGCCCCGCAGGCCCACCATCCGGTTGACCTTGTACCTACGGAAGACGCCGGCGGCCAGGTTGGCGGCCGGCGATGGGCCGGCCGCCGTCTTGACCTGGAGGCCCTTGGTCTCCGAGTAGTCCATCGAGGACCACTGTGTCACGAGGGCCGACGCGGCGCTGGCGCCGGCGGTCGCCATGATCTGCTTCCACTCCTGGGCCAGCGTGGCGATCGCCAGCTTGACCGTGGCGGGGATGTCGCCCAGCGTGTTCCAGACGCCGGCGATGTAGGTTACGTCAATCCAGGCCTCTTTGTCGCATAGGACACAGCCGCACCCGGCGCAGATCCCCGCGTCAGCAGGCCGGACCTCCACGACCGATCGGCGGAGGTCGTAGGGAAGGACGCATGCACTCACGTCGTCGGTGCCGCAGTCACACTCGCCCAGGTCATGCGTCAGCGTAGCGGTCACGACCGACACGAGGTACGTCCTGTCGAGCTGGAGATAGCGGTAGCGCGTATCCCAATCGACCCAGCCGCGCGGCCAGATGTGGCGTTCAGGCCCCACGGTGCCGGTCAGGAGGTTGGTGCCCAGCAGGGTCTCGGCCCCATCCCAAGCGGCTTCCCAGGCCATGTCCTCGACCGCGGCGGTTCCGGTCGGGAAGCCAACGGCGTACATCTCCGCCTGGAGGGCGTGCAGAGTGCCGGCGTCAGGGGGGGGCATGGCGACCTCCTCGCTAGAATGGTCGACCTGAACGGCCCCCTGGGATGCACGGGGATGCGCTAGGAGGTCTAGGTGTACCTTAGTGCTTCCAATGTTGGCCGCGCTGGATGCTGGAGATGACGGGCTGGCTTACGCCAAACTCGCGCGCCAGGTCTTGTTGTGTCCTACGGCCGCGCGCCGCCCTTATGGCCTCTACGTCGGCCCTGCGGAGTTTAGCGTTGGGATGGCGCTCGCCGGATGCCTTCAGGTCGGCAACGGCAGCGTGGCGACCATTATCGGGCCGCGTCATCCACTCCAGGTTGGCAAGCCGGTTGTCGGTATGGTCCCCATTCTTGTGATTGACCTCATGGCTGGGCGGGGCCGGCCCCAAGAAACTAAGCGCGACCAGACGATGAATCGTGTGGCTCCTACGTCGCGCGGACCCGTAGAGGTTCACATACAGCCGGCCCGTATTATTTGCGCGGGCGGCTAGCACGAGGCCGGGGCGCGTGTGGTGGCCAGCCTTGACTCGTCGGACCCGGCCAAGATCAGAGACCTCGTAGAGACCTTCGTAGCCGACGACGGCAAGCCAGATTTCGGGCGCGGATAGCATGCCACCATTATAGCATCACAGCAGGTTAAACTCATCATACTGCCGGTGTGGCCCGAGCCGGGCGTCTAGGATGGCGCCGCCCTGCTGTAAGAGGATCATGTCGTCCGCTAGTGGCTCCAGGCCGGCTAGCGCCAGGGCCGCCGGCTCGAAGGCGATTACCGGCCCCTGGCTCCGGGCCCGCACACAGAAGTCTACATCGGCCAGGGGGCGGCTGCCGTAGTCGGTAGCGAACCCCTCGAGCGAGCGCCAGAGCGGCCGGCGCGTCAGCATTAAGGCGGCGCTGACGGCCTGGAGGTCCGAGCAGGGGTAGACCTTGGGGTTGTCGGGCAGCCAGCCCACGAAGCGCGCATAGGGCAGGCGCCGGAGGCCGAAGGCGTACCCGGCGAACTTGATGCAGGATGCCAGGGGCATCTCGCGGGGCGCCAGGCCTTCATCCCACAGTAGCAGGCCCGTCGCGATCCCGACCTCCTCGTGGGCCATGGCGCCCAGAAGCGTCGGCCAGGCGTCGGGCGTCAGGACCACATCGCCGTCAAGGAAAAGGATGAAAGGGGCGAAGCCCTGGGCGGCCGCCCTGTTACGGCACTCCCACTGACCATGGCCGTTGACTACGGTGCGGCCGTTGACCTCTCGCGCCATGCGAGCGATCTGGGTATGGCGCTCGCCGGCATTGGCCTCGGCCGGCCGGCCCGGCGGGCTGTCGGCGACCGTGATGGTGGCGTCGGCCGGTAGGTACGCCCTTAGCGCCGCCAGGCAGGCCGGTAGGCGCCCGACCTCATGGCGCGCCGAAACGACGGCGTCGACGCTACCGCGAAGCGGGATTGCCGCCGGCGAGAGCGCCGGCGTAGGCGGCCGCTGGTGGGGCCGCCCCCGCCTGTTCTGTCTTCGCTTTGACGAGTCCATCAAGCGCCTCCTCTAGCACGTCCAGAGCCTTACCCCACGTCCGGCCCCGCGCCCACTCCAGGGCGGCCACGACCCGCCCGGCGCGATCATCGTCACGCGCCCGTAAGTCGGCGATCGCCTTGGCGGCCTCGTAGGGGTCGGCGTACCGCCGGATCTGGTTACAGAACGGGTCTATGTGGCTATACTCGGCCGGCACTAGCCAGCCGCGGCCATCGGCCAGGTTCTCCGCCATGCCGCCGGCGTCGGTGCAGACGCACGGCAAGCCGCAGGCCATCGCCTCCATTACCGGCAGCCCGAGCCCCTCCGCCTTCGAGAGCAGGACAAAGCAATCGCCCGCCCAATACAGGTTCCGCAGCTCCGCGTCGCTCAGGCCGCCGTACCGCTCATGCTGATAGAACGTGGTGTCATTCTGGAGCTGGAACGTGCTGGCCAGATCCCAGAGCGAGTAGCCGACCGACTCCGGCCGGCGCTTAGTGTTGACGATCAGGAAATAGCCCTCTCCAGGGTTAACCGGCATGGAGATTCGATGGCCACTACCAGCGGGCCATTCGATGTCGCGGCCCTGGAGGAGGGCCGCCGTCGCGAAGACGGCCGGCAGGTTCTTGCGCTCGTGGTTATCCGAGACGGTCAGGAGCACGTAGCGGTCGGCCACGCCTAGCCTGGCGCGGATGGCGTCGCGGTCCGCCGGCGCCGGCGGGTGCCAGAACTCGCTGTCGACGCCGATCGGGATGTGGCGGACCGTCAGGCCGACATCGGCACAGAGCTGGGTCGCCCACTCGGTCTCGGCCAGGGCGGCGCCCATGCCGTCGATGGTGCGCGTCCACTCGCTGGGGTGCATGAGCGGGTCACTCTCCAGCGGGAAGATGCCGACGTACGGGTAGGCGTCCATGATGGCGCGAAACTGTAGATGCTTGGTAATGTCGTGGGTCACGACCACGGCCTCGATGCCCCACGCCAGGTCGAGCTGCCGTAGGTGGGGGATTAGGAAACGCTCGTCAGCGCCTAGGACCGTGATCGGTAGGCGGTGCTCGCAGCCGTTGTAGTCGATGCCCAGGACCTTCACGTCATGCCCGCGCTCGCCCAGGCCGGCGCCGATGGCGCGCGCGATCGTCGTGTAGCCGGACCCCACGGCTAGGTTGAACTCGCTGATCACTACTACCTTCACGTCATTCTTCCTTCTGGATTACGGTGCCAGCGAAACTATGAGTCCCTTGTCGGCCCGCGAAATGCTCCCAGGCAAATCTAACCAATTGGTAGTCTGCCCACAGACGGCCCCCTAGGTCGGTCACAGGGAAGGTCTCCTCGATGGTAGGTCCTCGATAGTATTGGTAGTCGCCCAGGAAATCGCCGTCCTCAAGGCTGATGGTGACCGTGCCCCGGCCGTTATCCAAGACCATTTTCACTGTAGATCCCTCCTGTCCAGTTCCTTCAGGATTGGGACGGTTCCCCTTCTATTGTCGCGCCCAATGTCGCGGCCGCGCGAATCTACCGTAGATGTGGGCCGGCACCCGGAATGTCGCGCGGTTTGTCGCCGGACGTGGACAATAAGCCGAGCCTCTCGCCCACCATGGCGAGCCGGCCTAAGGCGTTCAGCCGCTCGTCCGCGGCGCGCCGGCGGGCCGCTAGCACGTCCAGATGCGCCCGCCGTAGCCGGCCGCCCCATGCCCGATCGCGGCGGCCTCGTCCCTGCTGGCGTCGCGCCCAGGCCATCGCTGGTGGATAGCCGCCGGGCACCTGGGTGAACAGGACGCGCGGCCGGTAGTCGGACGGCTCAAAACTGCGCATATTATGAGCACTTCCGCGCCAAATGCTTACTCACTTCACCTCGTCCAGAACAATGCGCGCCGCTTCGCCGGCCAGGCCGGAGAGCGCGCCCGAGCTGGTCGTCGCCCAGGCGCGACGGCAGCGCCGGCACCTGGAGTAGAAAATGCCCATCTCAAACGACTTGCCGTGGCCGGCGATGATGTGCCAGGCGCGCCGCAGAAAGAGGCTCACTGGCCGATGGGCTGCACGATGTAGCCCAGGGAAGCCAGACGGTGAGTGGCCTTGACCTTGCCCTCCTCCTCTATGCGGTTAGCGAGGGTGCGCTCCGCTTCGCCGAGTTCGGATTCCTCGAAAATCAAGCCATCGGGCTCGTCTCGGCAGTCCCAGATGCCACTTAGGCGGCTTGGCTCGCCGCCGCCAGTGGTGACCTCCAGGGCCAGGCCAAGTGGGTGAAGAAACTGGCGGTTCACCTCCTGCAAATAGCCCAGGCGTTGAAAGTCCTCGACAGACATCCGCTTCATGCCACTCACTGCAATCCCCTCCTGTCTAACTCTAATCCTAGGTCCTGGCGCCGCCCGCCCCATTTCTGGACTAGCAGGTGCTCGTGCGCGACGGCGTGCTGGAGCCCGACCATCGGGTCGCCGTTGTGGGCGGCGTGCCAGGACTTCATGCTACGGTGTTGGCTCACGACCGGCCCGCACCGGATACGGTAGCCGGCGGCCTTGATCTGGAGCTGGAGGTCGGTTTCCTCGTGCCAGTGTGGATTGAAGCGTTCGTCATACCGGAAGCGCGGGACCGTCGGGGTGCCCTCGGTATGCTGACTCAGGGTAGCCGGCAGGCGGTCATTCCGCCAGGCCCAGCAGTAGCCCATCACCAGGTCGCAGAAGTCGCCGGCTTGGGGTAGGCGCTGGTCTAGGAATAGCGTCCGGCCCGGATGCTGGAGGCCTGGCCAGTTAAGCCAGAATCCCTGCTGGCCGACGGCCCCGACGGCGGGGTCCGCCAGCAGAGGCTTCAGCAGAGCGATATCCCAGCCGGGCCCCACGACCACATCGTCGTCTACCTGAAGGATGAAGGCGCCGGCGGCCGCGTCCAGGGCAACATTTCGGGCACAAACGCCGCAGTTTTCGCTCATGCAGAACGTCCGCCAGGGGGCGTAGGTGTTGATCCCGCGCGGGATTGCGGCCTCTAGCCAGGCTACCGTACCATCGGTGCTGCCATTGTCGACCACAAGTAGTTCATAGGGCGTGGTAGTCTTCTCCACGATGGCCGCCAGGCAGTCCTCTAGGGCCTGTCGGCGGTTCATCGTCAGGACCACAATGCTGGCAGTAGGCCCCATACATCACCCCTTGCGACAAAAACGTCAGATTCTAAACATGGGCCAAATTCCAAGCCTTCTAGCCGACCATCGCCGCCCTCCGATCGCGCCACCAGCGCTCCTCCTCATGGGCGGCTAGCTGGGCCTCGGTCTTGAGCGGCCGGAGGAGGACCCACAGGTTGCCGGCCAGCCGAAACGCCAGGTCAACGATGTGGAAGTGGTGGGGCGCGATGCCATAGTCGCTGAAGCGCTCGACGTAGCCGGGCTCGAAGTACCGAAAGGTGTCCTCGGTGAAGGCGCGGACATGCGTGGGGTCGCCCCATGCCGTCGGCGCCGCGTGGTACGGCACCGTGATCTCGACCCAGGCCTGCGGCTCTGCGGAGCAGACCCGCCAGAGGTCGGCCATGAAGGCCAGCATGTCGCGGATATGCTCGAGGGTCTGATAGCAGGCGACCCGCTCGGCACAGCCGGCGCTGATGGGCCAGGGGTGGATCTCCAGGTCATGTACCAGGTCAACGCCGACCAGCCCGGCGCGGTCTACGCCGAAGTAGCCCTCCGCTTTGTTCAGGCCACAACCTAGCTCGAGCCACGCCGGCGCCGGTAGGTTGCTCATTACTGCCGCTCCGCCACAGCCATGAACTGCGCCGGACCGAGGCCGCGCCGGATGTTGCTTCGCGTGATTGTCAGACCCACCAACTTCAGCCAGCCTCGAACATCGCCTGCCGTGATGAGGCGGTGCAAGGCGTCCGCTGGCTGCTCCACGTGAACCCACACAAGCGCTTTGCCGCCCGGCTTAAGCGTTCCCGCTACGGTTATCAGTATGGGGACTGGATCGTCGGCGTGGTCTAGGACATTCAGGACCAGGGCTGTGTCAAACTCGGCCGGAATCGTACCTGCGGGTTCCCTGGCCCTACCATAGACTAACCCAACCTTACGGTAGGCCGTGAACAGTGGGTCGATGCAGGTCACTTCCTCTGGCGGCCGGTCGGCTATCCAAGCGGCCGATACCGGCCCCGAGCCGAAGTCGATCACGTTGCCGAGGTCGTTGAACTCCTTGAAGAAGAAGTCCAGGTAGCGATAGCCGTAGAGGGCGAACAGGCGCTCCAGCGCGTGGGGCCGGGCCAGGAAGGCTCGCCACCACTCCAGCTCGCCGCGCTGCATCTGCTCCCACGTCATACCGGCCTCCGAGCGGCCGCCGCCACCATGTCGGGCCACTGCCAGTCCTCCTCCGCGGGCGGCCGGCCGGCGGGGCGATTCGTGCCGGCGGTATCGACCGCGATCTCCACGAAGCCGGCGCGGCTCAGGAGGTAGTGGAGGCCGTAGGGCGTGACGCGGTAGAAGTCGCGGGGCGCGGCGTGGATCGGGAAGCTGAAACACCAGGTCGCCAGGAATAGGCCGCCGGGCCGAAGGGCAGCAAACATCCGCTCGATCGCTACCCAAGGCTCCAGCACATGCTCCAAGGTCTCGCAGGCGTAGGCCGTACCGTAGCCGGCGAATTCCGTTGGCCCCAGGATATCGGCCACCATGTCGACGCCTGGCCCAGGGCGGACGTCTATGCCCAGGTAGCCAGGCTGGGGAAACAGCGAGCGGGCCGTGCCGTTCTCGTTGTAGGCCCCGACCTCGAGGACCGGAGGGTCGGGATTATAGCGCCGCACGGCCTGGCGCATCCAGTTCATGACCTCAGAGCGCATCGGATCGCTTCATTCCGTTATTGACTGCAATAATCTTGAAAAGGGCCAATAGCTCTCCCTCGATGTCTGTCCATGGCCTATTTGGTCGTATCCCCGTATCGACGAAGGTAAAGAAGGTTACTAGGGCGCTATCGGGTACCGAATGATCAACGGGGGCGCGGCCATACTGCCTGACGGTAGGCTTGTCTGGATCGAGCCCCATCTGGACGAGGGTTGTGCGATGACCTTTACCTAGCCTCATGCCGCCACCTTCCGCCAGGCACCGATTCCGAAATGGCCGTCAGGTTCGATGGCGCGCCGGTATCCCATGCTGGCTAGCACGTCGTCTAGGGTCTCCATGAGCGGCGCGCTCTCGGGTAGATGAGTTGGGTAGGGCCGAAAGCTATGACGCGTCAGGTATAGGACGCCATCAGGCGCTAGGCAGGAGTCGAAGCGCCGAAGTAGACCGATGGGGTCAGGGATATGCTCGACCACGTCAAGGGCTAGTAGACTGCCCCAGCCCTGATGTCTCAGGGCTACGCTGGGCGGGAAGGCCCGGATTGTACCGCCGCGCCAGCCGTCGGGCAAGGCTAGTAGGTTGGCCCGCTCGAACCGCCACCTGGCGAAGGCGGCGGTCTCGCCTAGGTCGGCAAATCCCACCGTCCAGCCCCGAGCCGCCAGGAACATCGACTGCTGGCCGATCCCTCCGCCATAGTCGAGGACCGGACCATGGGCCGTAAGGTGTGTCATGTACTGATGGACGATGTTGGCCCGATGGTCGCCAGCCCACATCTCGTCAGGTGGGCCGATCCCGCGCATTAGCTCGAAGATTAGGCCGAAGCAGCGCTCGTAGAAGGCGCGGACCGCGGCTGGCGGTATCTGGGCGGCCGCGCTCATGTCCTGCCAGTCGAAGTCCGGGCCGGTCACGTCTTGCCATTCGGCCTCCAGCAATACGGCGGCCTCGGCGCCCACGGCGCTACAGGCGTCGAACTCCTCGCGGGGTAGGCCGGGCCAGTATTCAGAGGCTAGCTGGAAGCAGTATTCCGTGGCCTCGTCTACCATGTCGCCCCCTCTGCGGCTTGGGCCAGCAGGGCCTCGGCCTTGCGCGCCATCGTGGCCATGCTCAGGTGGTCCTCCACGTGCTGCCGGCACACGGCCGGGTCGATCTGTTGCCACTGGTGTAGCCGTAGGGCCTCGACGAACTCGTCAACGGTCTTCCAGAGGAAACCGCTTACGCCAAATCGGACGAACTCCGGTAGCGAGCCGTGGTCGAAGGCGAAGACCGGGGTGCCGGACGCCATGGCCTCTATCACCACGATCGGCGCCGGGTCCTGGGCCTCTGACGTCATAAGGAGGCAGCAGGACTCGGACAGGAGGCGGAGGCGCTCGTCGCCGGCGACCTCGCCGGCGTAGTCGGCCCAGCCCTCCGGCTTCAACCGAGGCCGCATGGACATTTGGAAGTAGCCGGCGTCGGCCGCCGGGCCCGCGATGGTGAGCGCTACGCCGGCCTGCTCGCACATGTCCACGGCCAAATGCGGCCGCTTATAGGGCATGATGCGCCCCATCCACAGGGCGCCGCGGCGCTGCGCCATCGGCGGGCCTACGCGAAAGTCGGCCGGCTCGATCCCGTTGTGCAAGGCGACCGGGTTCGGCCGGCCGTGCCAGCGGCCGTGAGCCACAGAGCAGAAGACGAGATTACGGGCGTGGGCCTCCAGGGATGCGTTGCCGTGGATCATCGTGACGGCCGGTAGGGCCGGCCATCGGGTCTGGGCCTGTTGCCAGCGGCTGTGGTCAAAGAGTACGTCGGGGCGCGGTAGGCGCTCCATCCGGTCTACGATCGCGGTCTCGGTCGCCGATGGCGTGGTGTACCGCGGTACCGTGACGAGCTCGACGCGGGGTACGTCGGAGCCCTGGAGGGCAAAGAGCGTGACATGGTGCCCCAGGCCGCTCAGGTTCTCGCCCAACTTGGCGACCAGGTACTCCAGAGCCGCCGTGGCATGGGCTGGCGTAGGGGCGAAGACGCTGGACTGTAGCCAGATGTTCATCGCGTAGGCCAATGCCCCCTGACCAGTCGGTGCCACCATGGCCAGACGTAGAACCGCCCACAGGCAGGGCAGTCGTGGCCGCCCTCAACATAATTCGGCCCCAGCGGCGCCGGCGGAAAGCCCTTGGTGATACGGTCCGGCGGTAGGTCGGGATCGGGCGGGCGCGGGGGCCGGCGAAACGGCCAGATCCCGATGGCGTCGATGATCTTGTCGATCCTCACCATACCTCCAAAACGCACTCGATCACCTTCCCGAACGGGCTACGCGGCCGGCGGACGGGCTCGGAGACCTGGAGGTTGCGGTCGTTCTCGATGATGCCCAGACGGAACCGGACGCCGCTACCGGCGTTGGCCATCTGGAGGATGTCGATCAGGGGCTTCAGGGCGCCGACGCAGTTGTCCGGGTCGGCCGCCTGGCGGGTGAAGTGGTGGGTAGTGGCTAACCGTCCATGCCGGTAGCCGAGCGGAAGCTGGAGGCCCGCCTGGGCGCAGTAGGCCATGATGGCGTCGCCAGCCTCCAGGCCATATTTGGTGGCCGCGTTCGCTTTCGCGGCCCAATGCGCGCGGCTATTGGGTAGGAGCGCCGGCGGCGGGTAAGGCGCCATGAATCGCAGGACCAGGTGGGGGTGGATCATGGCCTGGCCTCATCCGCATATTGAAACCAGACCGTTACAAAGTCCAGAATGTCGGCCGTCGTGCAAGCCGTTGCTGGCCCTGGGAAGGCCGACATTCTGGCTGGTTTGTTCGTCTCGCCCCAAAGGACAAGAACCGTGAACAGGCCCGTATTGACGAAGGCCCTGAACAGGCGCGCCTGTCCGACAGGAACGGCTTGCCCCGTCCCCTTAGCCTCGATTACCAAGAACCGGCCGTTTCTCTCGACGATGCCATCTAGGTCCGAGACCCTGATGCCGGTGGCACCGAAGCATTGGTCTAGAAACCCCCAATCCCACAGCCGGGCCACGTACTTGTCGAGGTCACGAATCGTCATGATATCTCTCGACGATTGCGCCGAAGTCGCGGAATTGGCCAGCGAAGGCGGCACGGTCAGGACCCAGGTAGGCGAACACGCTGCCATGCGTCGAACCGGACTCGATCTCTCCAGTTGGGCCGATGAAGTTGATGCGCCCCTCTGAGAAACAAAGGAGGTGGTCCCACAAAGGTTGGAACCAGTCCGTGTCGGTCGCGTGGGAATTGACGAGAAGGATTGCCGCCAGGATGTGGCCACGTTCATATTCGGCGACCAGATGATCGGTGAAGGCGGCTTGCGCCCCACCGTAGGGCGGGTTCAACCAGATGCGGCCCCGCCAGTCATGGGCCAGGCCGTCGTCTTCGCGGGTGAAGTAGACATCGGCCCTGACGATCTCGTTGGCTCGATCACAGGAGGCAGGATCTAGATCGATACCGCCCAGGACGCGGCGGGCCGCCTGGACATAGAGGGCTGGCGTGTACCATTCGTAGGATTCTGAGGACAGGACTGGCCGGTTGTCGCCCCGCGCCAGCAACCCGGCGGTGGTGATCTCCTGGGCACTGTCCCGCTTGTCGGCGATGTAGCGCTCGAAGGCCGGCGCGGGAATGGCCGCCAGCTTTTGCCATCGGGAGGACTGCATCGGTTCGACGCCGAGATCGGCCAGGGTTGGGGGTGAAACCATAACGTCCTGTGATGGTTTGCCATCGGTAGCCCTCTCGCCCCTCTCCGCCATCTCCCCCAGGAGTTCCCCGCAGCGCCTCTCGGCGCGCAACTTGATCTCAGCGGCCTTGTTCTGCATTTCCAGAGAGAGGCCAGCTTGCTTGGCGTAGACGTGGAAGGCGACCGCCGCGTTCCTAATCTCGCGCGCCTCGTCAATCGTGCTGGCGAGGGCAAGGGCAGCGTAGGCCGCGTCAAAGTTGACGAGGCCGGTAGGCGTATGGTCAAGAGGGCGCGTGGTCACTGGCGATCTCCCGCAGTAGCCGATCCCAGCGGTCGGCGAAGCCCGTCAGGTTGGCGTTGGTCTCGGCCCATCGGCGCGGTATGCCTCGCATGTTCCCCGTCTCGACATCGCGGCAGAGCTGGCGGACTGCATGCGCCAAGTCCTCCGGCCTAGCCGTTACGGGTAGAGTATACCCCAGCACGGTCTGGCCGCTACCGCTCCAGGGAATGTCCTCGAAAATGCCGGCCTGCGTCGTCACGATCGGCAGGTCCGTAGCTAGAGCCTCCAGGCAAGCATAGGCGTTGCCCTCGTGGCGGGTCGGGTGTAGGAACATGTGGCCGCGCCGGAAGGCGTCGGGCTCCTGGCCGACGCCGGCGTTCAGGTAGTCGATCCGGTACGGGCTCCCTAGCAGCGCCGCGATCGCCGGCATGACCCGCCCGCCCTTCTTGGCGTTCTGGCCGGCCGCCTCCAGCACGATCCACGGCGGGCCCGGCGGCAGCGGTTCATCCCTAGGGTGAAAGGCTGCAAGGTCGACCCCATGGTGGATCGTGGCCACGGCGGTCCGGCCGTAGTGCCGGCGGAGCTCGCGCGCCGACGCGGCGCTACACGCAACCGGATAGGCGTTAGGAGCGTTGAAGGCTTCTCCCTGGCGCTGGACCTCGTCGGTCGGACGCATCCCCATTCTCACGAACATCTCGGCCCAGGTACCGTGGACGACCGGCACGACGGGCCGGCTCGTGATCCCGATCCCCCAATAGCCGTCGCTGACGGCTATGTCGTACCCGACGCCGAAGGCCGGCCCGTCCAGCCACTGGCCGAGGATGTAGGCTTTGTCGGGATTCCCCAGGCTCTGCCTGTCGTACCGCTCGTGGCCCGGCATGTCGGACCAGCTAATCACCACGACTTCCCAGCCGCGCTCGGTCAGGGCGCCCTTCAGGTAGGCGGCGAACTTCTCCACGCCCCCGGTCTCGCCGTCCGAGCGCTTCAGCCAGGAGACGTGCAGGACCCGCGGCGGCTTAGTCATCGAGTCGCCGCCTTTAAATGGGCCAGCCAAACGGCCTCCTCACCTTCGCGGAGAGGTTGGTCGTTCCATGGCGGTGCCAGGCCGCTCTCGCTGGCCCTGTCGGCCACCAGTAAACAAAGGGCCAGTCCGGCAAACTGATTGAATGGCGGATTCCATTGGCCGTCCCCTTCCTCGTGGATGGTCTCAGCGATCACCCGCCATGAGGCCCGGTCTTCCAATCGCAGACTGCGAACCCGCTCCGCGAGCGAATCATTGCCCTCTAAGAGACGCCCGCACTGCTGCATAAGCAAATCCATGTAATACGCGACCGCTTGTTCTAGATCAAAAAATAGGAAACGCATGACAAATAGGCCCTTCTCGCCCTGCGCGTCCATAAAATGCTTCTCAATGCCGCTCAGGCGGCCGCCGTCCTCCAGGCGACTATCATTGGGGCCATAAGAGTGACGTATTGGAGTGGCTCCCATGCGCTGATTGCCCCAGGACTTAGGGAACAGGACTGGTCGAGACCTAAAGGACCAACTGTAGGGCTTCCCCACTTTTGTTCGATTATGCCAGAACTTGAGTCTCATCTCGCCACCCCTGGACCGGATTATAACCGTATCGGCTACGTCCCATAAAGCCTTTCCCGCAGTACGGCCCAGACGGCGTCGCCCGACAGATCGCGGAGCGTTATGCCGCGCGGGCAATCGTGGGTGTTTCCTGGCGGTGTGCTGGGCCGGCCCTCGACGTGGCCGAAGCGCCACATGCAGGGCTCGCACCATTGGGCATGCCGGACCTCGGTTACGAGCTCGGGCGGCGCCCAGACCTGGACCTTGTAGGAGGTAGCGCAGGTCAGGACCACGGCCGGCTTCCCCAGGGCGAAGCGCAGGTGGGCCAGGCCGCCCTCGGTGCAGACCATCGCCTCGCAGGCGTCGAGCACGCCGGCGGTCTCGCGGACGTCAAGCGTGCCGGATAGGTTCACGGCGTCGGCCCATGGCCGGCCCTGTAGCCGGCGGCCCGCCATCACTACCGGCGTCCAGCCGAACTCGCGTAGCCGGCCGATGATGTAGGTCCAGCCCTCGTCGCTCCACATCTTGCCTGGCCAGCCCACGCGCGGCGTCAGGACACAGTACGGGGCGCTGCCGCCCTGCTGCTGGAGAAGGGTGGCAGCGTCGGCCCTCTCGAAATCCTGAATGTAGTAGTCGAGGTCAAAGCGCTCGGGCCACGGTAGCCCCAGGCAGTCGAAGTAGCGACCCTGGAGCGGTCTATCCAGCGGCGGCCCGCCATACTTGACGTAGTAGAGCTCGGTCGCCGCAACGCCGGCCGGCGCGCGCTCGTCTACGTCAAGGATTCGGGCAATGTAGGGGTTGTACCAGAGCATCTCGTCAGGCGCGCCGCCGCTACCCGGCGGGCTGCCTGGCGGGTCGTACTCTACGCGGTGCCGCCCCTTCGTAATAGTACGAAAGAGGATCGTGGCTTCCGGCTCGCGCTCGCGGAGAGCCCGTACCGCCGGCGTGCAGCACAGCACGTCGCCCAGCCCCCATCGCATGTCGAGAAGGTAGACCGTGGCCGGCATGATGGGCCCGGCCGACTAGGCAGGTAGGGCCTCTACCTGGGCCTCCTCCAGCCACTGAGCCTTGACCGGCGCCCCATCCTTCAGGTTCTCGGGCTGAAGGAGGACGCACGAAGACCCGTATAGGTACTCGGCCCTGCCGACGACGACCCCCTCTGCGCCCGTCACCTTCTCGCGAACCCTTACGCCTAGCTCTACCGACACGGTGATGCCTCCTATTCGTCGCGCTCGAACAGCGGGGTCTTCCCCCGGCCGCCGGCGCAGCACTCGCCCTTGAAGGCGAGGAGGACGTCCACGTCCTCCTCCTCTACGTCGATGGTCCGCCGGCCGAAGATGGCTACACGGTAGGTCTTGCCGCTGGGTAGCCTGGTCTTGGCTCCCACGGTCGCCGGGCCGGAGCGGCGATACCGTAGTCGAACCGTCACCCTATCGCCCCACTAGCGCTCCCTGGCCCTCTGCCCCAATCGACCTCGGCCCCTGAGCCGTTACATGGCGCCCGCGCGGCGTGGCCGGATTGGCCGGCGGCGCGCCGGCGGCAGCGGGCGGGGGCGTGGTGTCCCCGGCGGGGTCCTGGTCGACCTCCTCGTCGTCGCCCTCGCGCATCGGCACGCCAGCATTCATGGCCCGCTGGTCGTCGGCCTGGACGATGGCGGCCTTATCCTTGGCCAGAAGGGTCTCGCGCCGCCCCATGATGAAATAGGGCGTCCAGGCCAGAACGGCCGCCTGGCGCCCTACGCCGCTCCGGCGCCGAACCTCCTCGCAGAAGTCGGCGTGAACGATATCCCAGCCGCCGTCCAGCATGGCCTGGCACTCCTGTAGGCCGCGGGCGGCTGTGATCGAACGGTAAGGCGAAAGGTCGGCCGGCACCCGTACGGTGCTGACAAAGGACTCGAACGCGCGGGTCAGGGCCTGTAGGGTCGGCTCGAGGGTGGAGGGGGCTTCTAGTAGGACGCCGGCCTCGTCGGCTGCCGGGTCCTGGGCGGGGTCTTTATCTTCGCCTGGCATGGGGCCTCCTTCCGGCTATCAAGGCTGGCCCGACTGTACGCTACGGCGCGGGGGGTGTCAAGATTGTCTCTGGTGGGGGCAACCGCCTGGCCGTTCCTTGGCCATGTTGCAGTTGGCACAGAGGATTTGGTATCCGGGCGGCCAGGCCTCGCGGCGGAGGCGGCGGTAGGTGGGGCCATGCCCGCCCGACCCACGGTATTCTTTGCCTCCTCCACCGTTGATGTGGTCAAGTTCTAGGGACAGAGGGTCGGTCTCACCGCAACATACGCATTCCCCGCCGTAGGCTGCGAGCATCTGCCCTCGTAACCGTTGCCACCCTAATGCAGATCGCGACCGACCACAGTTCGCCATCCGCCGCTTGGCAGCGTTGCAGTTGGCGCAGAGAACCTGGTAGCCAGGTGGCCACCCTTCGCGCCGCAACCGTATCCAGACGCCTCTGGCCCCGCCGGAGCCCCGTCTGTCTTTCTTGCCCCCGCCATTCATGTGATCGAGGACAAGGAATGGTCGGTCTGCCTCCCCGCAATGGGCACATCGGCCGCCGTAGGCGGCAATCATCGCCCGCCGCAGGCCCCATCGAAACTTGGTCTGGCAGACGGTGTCGTATCCTGGGTGTTCCTCGCGCCAAAGTCTCTGGCGAGCCGCTAATCGGTCCCTATTTGGTAGGTCGCGCGCTCGACGGTTAGCACCGATCCGTTCCTTATTTCGTAGGAAATATCCTCTCTGGTAGGCGGCCCTGGCAACTCGATCGCGAGTCATTAGGGTAATAGTAGCCGCTACGGCCATTGGGGTCAAGACACAAAGGGAGAAGCCCCGCATTCCTGCGGGGCCTCTCCCACCGGCCTGTTGGGGGCTAGGCGGCTGGGTTAGTCGCCACCCGGTAGGCGTGTCGGGGTGCACGGATGTACGTAGGTACACCCATCATCCACGAGTCCGGTGAAGCGCATCGAACAGAGCGACTGCGCACACAATGCCTTCACAACGAGCGCAGTTACCGCCCATATCTCGAAGGCGATCGAGGTACACCCTGGCGTCAGGTCCTTGGCGCTCAAGGGGATCTGGGTCGCCTTGTAGATGAGCGGCTCGCCGTTGTGGGTCAGGCGGACCGGGTAGACGATGGTGTCGAACGTTCCGTTGCCGTTGTCCTGGCGCGGGAAGCGCGAGTCCCCGATCAGAGCAACCGGCCCGATTCCAGCCATGATCTGCGACGCGAAGTTGAGACCGGGCACGATCCCCTCGTTCTTGTCGAACATCACGGTCTGGCTACCGATGGAGTAGTAGGCCAGCGCGATCTCGGCCAGCGCCGTCGGGTGCGCCATGATGGCCTGGGGGTGCGAGCACCCGCCGGCGATAAAGCGGTCGAAGTTGGTCGCGCTGAACGTTCCCGACATCCACGCCGGACAGGCGCGGGCGCCGTTGGCGGCGGTGATCAGGTTGGTGATGCCGTCGAACTCCAGCGGGTTCGCGAAGTTGTCGCCGTTGACAATGAGGTCATCCCAACAATTCAGGACGAGAATCATCGCCAGCCGGAGTTCCTTCTCCTTCAGGTCGGCGACGCCGCCCCTGATGAGACTGGCTACGTCCTTCTCGCCGGGCAGGCCCTGATCGTTGAACCCGCCGATGAGCTGGTTCACGCCCATGCCGCCGGCGATACCGGCGATCGAGTGCCGGATGTCCGACTCGCTGAGGGTCTTCTTGACGCCGATGTGACGCTTCGTCATGGAGAGGACATCGGTGTCATGCACGAAGTCCTCCGGGCACGCCCCCTTGGGGAAAGCGCACGAGTCGCAGCCCGACGCGAACTCGAGCTGGTCCATTTCCCTGTAGATCTCGACGGCCGACCCGTTGGTGATCTCTGGTAGCGCCGTGTAGAGCCCAAGCTCCTCGCACAGCACGATCAGCTCAGTCGGGTCGATCGGTACGCCGAACTCCAGCAGGAAGTCGCCCGGCGTGACCGGCGGCGACGGCCAGATGTTGGGGTCGGTGTCCCGAAGCTCCATGGCGGCCGCCCGCACGACGGCCCGGATGGCCTCGGGGTCAGACGAGGCGACGGCCCGCTTCCAGTCGTCGCTCATCTTCGCCGCCACCGCGGCCGCGGCCTTCTGGGTCTGGTCGGTGTCGGCGTGACGCTTGATGATGCCCTGTGCCCACGCCAGCAACTCGTCCGGGTCGGCGACGTGGGCGATGTCCCTCGGAATCCCCTGGCGGTCGGTAGGCGGAATGTGAGCCCGCCGGCCCTCCTGGGCGGCGATCAGCTCCTCCTGCTCCTTCCAGGCCGAGAAGCTCATGGTCCGGTAGGCGCCGGACCCGAAGTAACGCGGGTCGACGCCTGGACCTCCGAACAGGTTGGGCGTGCGAAGCGCGGGGTGCGGCCCAAACGGCGGCCCCGCATAACGCATCGTCATGATATTAGCCTCCTCCTTTAGGCCCGCAGGTCACTCTGGCCGCGCCTGTGTTCGCCGTGCGCGAATTGCTGCGGCGACCATCCGTACTGGCCCGGCCGCGAGGTCCGGCGGCGCTGGCTCAGTACGTCGGTGTCGAGTCGCGGCGAGAAGCCCTTACGCCTGGGCGGGGCGGCCGGCGGCCCGCCGCTACGGTCCTCCCCATCCGCCGGCGCTGGCTCTGCTGGAGCGTCCATGCGGTCCTCAATTGTCTGTAGCTTGCCTAGGATTGCCACCAGGACGTTCTGGTTCTGGCCGTCGCCCGCTGGCTCGGGCGCCGGTACACATCGCCGGAGGTCGTCGGTCAGGTCCTCCAGAAGGCCCTGCATTTCCTGGGCGTTGGCGCCGCGCTGTAGGGCAGCGGCGATCGCGTCCATGGTTTCGGTCACGGCAGCGCGAGCCTCGGGGGCCGACCCGTCCGACGGCGCGTTGGT